TGTCAATAGTGTCCAATGTAATACCAGGAATTCTAACTTGCTCTGCTCTAAATTGAAGTAGTCTATCCAATGGGTATTGAAATTTAAATCTAGTTTGTTTCTGAAATAATGCAGGGAGCATGAAATTACAAAAATATCTATTAGTCTGAATTGTGCCAGTTTGATTTAAATGCTCCGTAAAATTGGATATATTAAACCCTTGATCTGCGCTAATGGTTTGATCCGTGCTTATGGGTGTAAGTGCCATATTATCCTACCATTTCCTGTGATTCTTTCCAGACAGTTGTATTTGATGCTTTCTTGAAACGAGCAGAAGGAAGCATAAGTGCTGCATCCCACATTCTAGGTTGAATATTCAAGAAATTACTTCTTACATGATCATGTAGATACATTTTAAAACATGGTTTAAAATATTTAAATTTTGAAGCATTATTTAAAATCTCATATGATAGTTTCAATTTTGTATCGGCATTAAATTTTGTATCTTGTGAAATGGTGTAAAGTCTATCCATTAGTTTTGCTCTAAGAATTGGTGGAAGATAATGGAGATTGATACCTTGAAAGCCACCATGGGTAAAACCTACCAAGAAAATAAGCGGGAATGTATCATAATACGGAAGTGTATCTTTATGCTTGGGATCATAAAAATACATATACATTTTTCCAATATCGTTCATTGTTATCTTTGAATATAGATTTTCCTTATCATTCATCATCCGATTCTTGTTTACACTCGAAACGGTTGCTGCTGCATTTCTAAACCATGATCTTGTATCACGTTGACGAACATCGTCGGTGATACCTTCTGCACGGCCTTTCCGTGCTAATTGTGTGAAGATATAAGATTCGTTGGCCAAAAGTTAAATCCAATAAAGTTGTGAACTATTTATTGTTAAATCCCAAGTTCTTTCTCTGTAAAGATCACAAATTCATATCCGCGGTCTTTTGCGTATTCCGTTGCTGCTTTCCATTTTGCTTGATTTATACCCCACGTCATTACTTCTCTCAAATATTTCTTTGATTTCTTTTTTTCTTCTGTAATGACTGGTGGTATAGTCTGATGTTTAGGTTTTACTTCTATAAGAAGAATTTTGTTTTGATTAGTTTTGACAATAAAATCTATGAAATAACGATGTATCTTACCATCGACTGGTGATCTATATCTGACAATGGTTTCTTCAGATCCCCACCATAATATATTTGGATCTTTGTCAAGTCTCATCATAAGTTTACATTCCCACAAACTCCTATAAATTATATTTGTGGGGTTACCTTTATATTTAGAAGGATTAATTGGTTTAAATTTTCCGGAATATGCCATAGTTTTATATAAATATCAAAAACACTATTTATAGAGAAGTGTATATGGCTTCAGTTTTCCAATATTTATCCGCAGCAGGTTCCGATTTAGCTCGAATTGGTCGTGGTGTTTTCGCGGCAGGTGGTGCAGTCTCTGCACTTTCTGCATTTGCGGCCGCAGCAAAACTTGCTGGACAAGGTTCTGGATTTCCTGGTGCTTCTCTTATATTTCCAGGTGATGTTTTAGATAACTATACAATGACCATAAGATTCATGCAATATCAGAAAAGATCCATTGGTTCAAATGCTTCTCTGACATCTACCGGGTCAAATATAATTTTACCCATACCCAAAAATCTGATGGATACTATCCATTTAAATTATAGCACAGAAAATTTAGGTTCAGCAGTTGGTGCAGCAGTTCAAAGTTTGTCACAATCTGGAATATCTTCTTCTTCTTTTTCTTCTTTTGAAAAAGGTATAGGCGCTTTAGAAGCAGGGGCTGGAGCAGTTGCGGCCGGTGCTGCTGGATCAGCCATTAGTAAATTGCAAAGTGCTAATACACAAATAGCAGGTGCTGTTAGCGCTGTTTCTGGTCTTGCAATCAATCCATTCCAAACAGTATTATTTCAAAATGTAAATTTCAAGAATCATTCTTTTGAATGGCTTCTTACACCTTCAAATAAAGCAGAATCAGAAACTTTACAGAAAATTATTACTGTATTAAAACAAAATTCACTTCCCGGTGTTCCAAATTCAAGTGATGGTTTGTTTTTTACCTATCCAAATATTGTTCAAATTCAACTTAGTTCTCCTGTATCACAATATACATATTCTTTTAAACCGGCAGTAATAGAAAGTTTATCATTCAATTATGCTGCCGGTGGCACACCATCGTTCTTTAGTGAGACCAATGCACCTACAGCAGTAAGTCTGAATATGCAATGCAAAGAAATTGAACTTTGGACACAATTGGATTATGGAGGATCTACATCACATGCATCTATATTGTCTGAACTTGTGAATAACATTACACCAAACAATTCAAGTCCAGTCCCTGGTCCAGTCCCTGGTCCAGTCCCTGGTCCAGTCCCTGGTCCAGTTCCTGGTCAAGTTTCCGGTCAATAATCATGTCAGAAAAATATTTTTCTAAATTTCCCATCATCATTTATGCAGGGCAGAATGTTATTAACATTACTGAACGTGCTGCAGTACTTCAGAGTGTATATAATAATCCCAACTTGTATTATCAATATGATGTTAAGAATAGTGAAAGACCAGACAACATTTCTGATAGATATTACGAAGATGAATATGCTTCGTGGGTATTATATCTCTGTAATAATATAGTAGATCCGTATTATCAATGGTATATGGATCAGGACACTTTCAATGCTTATATTTCCAAGAAATATGGATCAGTCCAATTAGCACAAAGTAAGATCAAATACTACAGAAACAACTGGTATATCAATCAGAATCCAATTTCCGTTGCAGTTTATAACAATCTTTCATCATCTCTCCAAACATACTATCAACCATTGTATGTCGACCAATATAAGTCATTAACACCACAATCTTATATCAGAGCGCAATCAGATCAGATTGTTACAACAAATCAAATTGTTTCTTATAACGTATTCAATGGTTCTACTTTTATTCAAGATGAACCTGTAAATGTGGTATTTGATTCTAATAACAGTGGTCATGGTCAGGTTTGTTTTGCAAACTCATCTGTTTTAAATATTCAACATACATCTGGTATTGTAACCACTGGAACAATCGGCAGTCTAAGTTATATCTATGGCAAACAAAGTTTCACAAATACTGCATTTACTTCTGCCTCATCTTTGGTCACTACTATACCTTCTGATGAAGTTGTGTATTGGACTCCTGTATATTACTATGATTATGAAACTGAACTAAATGAAGCAAATAAATCAATACAAGTTCTCAATTCAACTTATTTGAATTCCATTTCGGACCAATTATCAGCACTTCTTTCGAGTTAGCATGGCAAATTATACACCTGGTGATCTTCAAGTATCAAAACTAATTGTGATGTCTGAAAGAGGCATCCTGGATCTTACAACATCATTTGTTGCAATGTCAATATATGAAAGTATTTTTACTCCAGGTATGGTTGCAGATATTGTAGTTCTAGATACTCAGGATCAACTTGGAACCTTGAAAATCCAAGGTGATGAAATGGTTACCTTTACATGTGCAATACCAGGTGGAACTAAATCATCCTTTGTTTTTGCTCTATATACACTTACGGATGTAAAAGCCGCTGGTGCTCAAAAGTCAAAGATGTATACTATTCAATGTGTTTCACAAGAAGCAATGTTTGCCAAAACACATTATATTCAAAAGAGTTATACAGATACATGTGCAAATATCGTGAAAGATATTCATACTAATTCCATCTTTTTAAACAGTCAAAAACCACTCACGGTCGAGGATACTCTTGGGCCACAGACCATCACAGTTCCTCATAAGTCTCCATATCAAGCAATCAATCTTGTCAAGAAAAGAGCAGTATCTGCTAATACTCAATCATCTTCATACGTATATTTTGAATCCAGAAATAATGGAAAACAGCAATTCAATTTTGTTACCGTTGAATCATTATTCAAAGGCAATGCTGTAAAGAAATTCCAACAATCAGATGCTATCAATACAAATATTCTTGCTCAACAAGATAACAATATTTTAGCATATACTGTTCCAAAACAATTATCATCTATTGATCTAATTGATCTTGCAGGTCCAAGAAGAACTACTGTGTTTAATTTCACAACACAGCAATTCACATCAAATGTTGCACAAACATCGACAACAAAATTTAATACGGCAGGCATTTCATCTGCCAAAAGTATATCTACTTCATTCATGAATACTTATTTTGATACACAAAATCCTCGATTTACACTATCACCTATGAGTTATTCTCAGGTTCCAGATTCAAATATTCCTGGTTCTCTTGCTGATAAACAAGCATATATTGCACTTCTTCTTCAAAATGCTATTAAAATTAGAGTTCCAGGTGATATTGTTCTTACTGCTGGTTCAATGATAAATTGTTTAATACCAAATAAACAAGGTCTTACTGGGTCTGTGAAAATGGATCCGTTACTTTCAGGTAATTTTTTGATTACAAGAATTCATCATCGTATCGGTCAGGTAATTGAAAAACCTAGATATACATGCATTATAGAAGGAATTAAGGGGACTTATAATTCATGATGTATAATATGGGAGAAACACCATTTGCTTGGTTTATTGCAACAGTTGTAAATGTTCAGGATCCCCATCAATCTGGTCGTGTTCAAATTCGTGTATACGGAAGACATGACGATACAACAAACATTCCTGATTCAGCATTACCTTGGGCACTTCCTCAACAATCCGTAACATCTGCTGCCGTAGGAAGAATGGGCACTGCTCCTGTTGGACTTATGAAAGGTTCTCAGGTCATTGGTTTCTGGCTTGATGCAGATTTTCAATATCCAATTATTACAGGTTCGATTGGAAAATCTGGTGATCTTGTTCAAGGTGAAACATCTGGCGGCGCACCAACAATCGACACAACAGTAGGAAGTATTCCTCCCGGAGCACAAGGTCAAGCAGTCAATTATAGATCACAATTAAATTCATCTGCTGCTTCTGTTGCATCTTTGGATTCCACTGGTGTTCCTCCGTCAATTTCAAATACTCTTGGTTCTATTATTACCAAAGCAGTTGAAAAGGATATGAAGAATGCCAAAACACCAACTGTAGCATATGCAAATAAAAACAATACTTCTGACATTCTAACTATACTTAAAACTGTTGATCCAAATAATTTGAATGCTTCTATTTCATGCCTTGGTTCGGCAATGTTTAATATTACAAATATTCTTAATTCTGCACTTGCAATGATTAAGAAAATTGCAGGTCAATTTGAAAGTATTGTAATTCGTTCTATACAGAATGCTATTTTAAGTCTTGCTCAAAAATATGGTGTCTTTAAAGTTCTTGGTCTAATCAATGCCGCGGCAGCAGGAATAGCAGAAGTCGGTCAAGCACTTAATGCTTTGGCAAATATAAAAATATGCGGTGTGAATTTAATCAACCAGCAGGCAATAGATCAGACAAATCTTGCTATTGCAAAAGTATTAGATGGTTTGAATTCACTTACAAGTTTTGCCGTTGGTGCTGTAAATACCGTAACAAATGCTGTTTCATCCGTAGTGTCAAGTGCTTTTGATACTATAGTCAATGAACCTCTTGCAAGTGTTCAAACAGCAACATCTGCTATACCACCAGCAGTAATTGATTCCTCTAATGTTCCATCATCTTATGTTCAACAATTTTCAACTAATGATCCTTATCCAGGCTTCATTGTGTGGAATGATCCTACTGGTGTTAATCCTCCAGTATATACAGAAAGAAATGGTGAACCAAATTATACATCTGCTGATCAAGCATCTTTCTTTTCAACACAAAATCATTTTACAAATCAAATTGAAACATCAATAATTTCAGGAAATCTTTCATCATCATTTCTTACTAATATATTTTCATCATCTATTTCACATGCCGCAGGATCTATTATCTCAAATAATCTAGGTAAAGGTTTTGCTATTGTAGGTGCTGCTGTTCTTGCATCTCAGTTTCTTCCTAAAATTAGTGATAATATCAATTCAAATTTTCTTCCTAAGCTTAAGCAAAGTGTAGTATTAAATACTGGAAATATTTCCTCTGCTGTTGATGGATTTGCAAGTAAACAACTAATGCTTTCTAGACAAATGCAAAATATGAGAATAGGTGTAGGTGTAAGTTAATGACAGATTTATCAGATAATTTCAATGCAAAACATCCGGATTCCATTTTTGCAACGACATATCCCTACAATCAAGCAACAATTACCAGAAGCGGTCATGAATTCCATATCAATGATGCAGATAACAATCAATCGTTAAAAGTTGCACATACGGCAGGAACATATGTTGAAATCGACAAATTTGGTAACTGGACCAAGACTGTTGTAGGAAAAGCATACGACTATTATAAGGATGGAATTTCCGAAACAGTTGATGGTCATAAAGATGTGAAGGTTGCTGGTGTTCTAAACACAAACGTCGATGGTTCAATGAATGAACAGGTAAACGGAAATAAGTATGTAGGTATCTCAGGGAATCTTCAGACTGGTATCGGCGGTCACAACTATGTTCATACAGAACTAGATATGCATGAAACGATTGGTGGTGATTACTCTACTAGTACTGAAGGCTCTAAATATGAGAATATAATACAGAATTCTGTTACTAATATCAATGGCGTAAAGGCTGATATTCTTAAATCTGATTGGTTTGTTACTTCATCTGGTTCTGTTGAATTGAATATGACAGGTTCTTTTCATATCAAATGTAAAAATTTTGTTATTGATGCAGAATCTATTACATTCAATACACCAAATGGTCCATTTACTATCAATTCAAATTCCATTGCACTTAATACTCCAAATGGTCCTTTTACTCTTGTGTGTTCAACTGGAAATACTACTTCTTCCGGTGTATACAGTATTACAGGTTCACCTTTCAATCATAATTAAACCACTCATATTCGGATAAAGAAAATGTCAGGTTCAAGATCAGATTATGCAACACAATTAAAGAAAACTCCTGTAGTTTATTCAGATTTTCTTGATGATTTCACACCTCATCCTGCAACGGGTGATATTGGTAGAATAACAAATAGTCAATCAATTAAACAGTCTATTCAAAATCTTATTTTTACTAATTACGGTGAAAGACTATTTCAACCTACTATTGGTTCGAACGTGAATAGAATTCTTTTTGAACCAAATGATATTATAGCTCAACAGGATCTCCAATTTCATATCACAAATACACTTACACAGAATGAACCAAGAATTATTCTTCTTGGTGTTACTGTTACGCCAGATGTTCAAAATGACTATGTATATGTAAATATTGTTTTTTCAATAATAAATAGTGTGGAAGTTCAATCTGTTTCAGTATATCTTCAGAGAGTTCGATAACAAATCATGGCATCAAATACATCAATCACTTTAGCTACACTTGATTTCGACACTCTCAAGTCGAACTTAGTTTCATTTTTACAGAGTCAACCACAGTTTGCAGATTATAATTTCTCCGGTTCAAATCTATCTGTGCTGTTGGATGTTCTTTCATATAATACATATCTAAATGCATTCTATTTAAATATGGCAATTTCTGAATCATTCCTTGATTCTGCACAATTATTAAGTTCGGTCATTTCAAAAGCAAAAGAACTCAATTACGTTCCAAGATCATATCGTTCATCACAGGCTTTTTTGACTTGTGTATTTCCTCAGAGCAATCTTTCTGTATTAAAACTTCCTCGGGGAACACGCTTTGCTGGTAAAAATCAGAATGGAACATTTCAGTATGTTACAGAAGAAGCATTAGTGCAATATCCTGCAGGTGGTGTTTTCACATTTGCCAATCTTCAGGTGTTTGAAGGTAAGTATGTTACAGATGCTTATGTTGTGGATTCTACCATTCAGAATCAACAGTTTATCTTAAGCAATCAAAATGTTGATACAAATAGCATCACTGTAAATGTCGTTGCAAATTCAGGTTCAAGCAATGTTCTTTATACACCTGCTTCAAGTCTCTTTGGTGTAAGTAATACATCTCCTGTATATTTCCTTCAAGCCACTGCAAATGGTTATTATCAACTACAATTCGGTGATGGTGTATTTGGTTTAGCACCAACCAATGGTTCTACTATTATTGCAAATTACGTCATCACATCTGGTACTGATGGGAATGAAGCTTCAAACTTTACATTAGTTGATAATATAGGTGTTATCAATGGTTACGGTGGAGCAATCATTCCTACTATTAGTGCAAATAATTCATTTGGTGGTGCTAATTCCGAAACAATCGAGTCAATCCGATTTAATGCCCCAAGAAGTTTTCAGACACAGGAACGTGCAGTCACTGTAAATGATTTTCAACAACTAGTTCTTGCCAATTTCCCTGATGTTCGTGCATGTTATGCATATGGCGGTGAAACAACAAACACTGTAAGTTTTGGAACTGTATTTGTTTCTGCCATTTCAAATGCAGGTTATAATCTATCAAATGGTGAAAAGAATGATATTGAAGCATTCCTTCTTGATAGAGTAACTCTTGGCATTACACCTAAGATGATTGATCCTGAATACATCTATCTAGATTTGAATGTAAATGTAGAATATGATCCTAATCAGACTTCATATACTTCTGTTGATATTCAGAATCTTACATCGAATACTATTGTTGCTTATAATTCTTCTTCCTTAGAAGACTTCAATACAGAGTTTAAATATTCTCAACTTACACAAGCAATCAATAATGAGGATCCATGCATTTCATCATGTGAAATGTCTGTAGTGATGAAACAGTCTGTATCACCATCCTTAAATACTTCTCAGACTCTTTCTGTTTCATTCCAGAATCCACTTAAGCCTGGCTCTATTCTTTCATCACAATTTACCTCAAATGGTCAGATATATTCATTTACTGATTACAATCCTAATAATAATACATTCCAATTTGAACAGTCAACCTCTGGACTTTCAATCATAAATACTTCAAATAAACTCTACCTTCAGAATATTACTGTTGCAAATCAACAATCATATGCAGCTATAGGAACAGTTAATTATGAAAATGGTCAAATCAGCATTGGTAATATTACTATTAATGATTTTATGGGTGGAGCTGGTGTCGTATTTTATGCCTCACCAGTAAATGAAAATATTTTTGTGACAGGGAATACTATCCTAGAGATTGATATTGAAACAGGCCTTACCATTAGCACATCGACTGTATAATAATGCTTGATAATAAATTTATTTCACCATTAATTCCTGCACAATTCCCTAGTTTTTATAGGGATCAGAATAATGGTCAAGCATTATTCATTGCCTTTGTGAAGGCATATTATGAATGGCTTGAACAACCATCAAACATTGGTTATCAATCAAGATCACTTTATGATTTGACAGACATTGACAATACAGAACAAGCATTCATTAGTCACTTTAAGAATACATATTTAACCTCTATCCCAGAAACTATTATATCAAGCCCTCAGTTACTTGTCAAACATATTCTTGATCTATATCGGTCAAAAGGTTCAAGAAGATCGTATGAACTTCTGTTTCGACTTTTATTTGATGAGGATATTGATGTTTATATTCCAAATAATTACTTATTAAAACCATCTGATGGTATTTGGCAAGTTCCAAAATATATTGAAGTCAATAACAATCCATATCTTCCCAAATTAATTGGAAATAGAATATATTCATCTTCTGGGTCTGCATTTGCAACTTGTGAAAACTATTATCAAAAAATTGAAAACAATAAGGTTGTGAACGTCCTGTATCTTTCCTCTCTTGAAGGAAGATTCAAATATGGCGAGCAGATCCTTTGTGAAGCTGTTCCAGAAATAACACTTAAAAATGCACCTGTCATTACAGGTTCACTTACGACCATTTCGATTGTAGAAGGTGGTTATAATTTTAAAGTAGGCGATGAATTAAATGTTTTGGGTTCGGGCTCAGGTGCACGTGCAACTGTTGCTTCGACATATGATTTAAATGGTGAAGTAGTATTCACACTTGTGAATGGTGGTCAGGGTATTAGTTTAAATGCAAATGTTGTTGTTTCAGGTGGATCAGGCGCTGGTGCTACATTTAAGATTGGTGCTATTCAAGATGCTATAACATGGGTTGTGAATATAGACCAAGTCAATAACTTTTCATCGACTGTTCTCTCAAATTATACAACGATTGATGCCAATACAACATCTGTAAATGCTGCGGCAAATACCATTCTTGTTGGTTCTGCAAATACACTTTATCCTGTAGGCACATATGTTTATTATTCAGTCCCTGCAGGGAATACGGCAATACCTTCCCTCACTGCAAATAGTTATTATTATGTTACTTTTGCAAATTCATCTGCTCTTGCACTTTCATCTTCTCTAGGTGGCGCTAATATTGCACTTACACCTTCTGGTACTTCTCATGAAATACATTCACTTCAATACAATCCAAATTGGTCTGGATTCTTTGCTGGTGTATCTGCTAATTTAAATACACAGATTGGTCAAGTATTATCGTATGAAAATATCCAGGCAGGCACCGTTAGTTATCTTACAAGAATAAATCCAGGTGCTGGATATTCATCAAATCCAACCGTTACAATTATAGAACCATATATTGCTTCCCTCGGACTTCCTGATGGTTCTGGTGGTATTATTGGTGAGGACGTACTTGTTACGGCCACAGCAACATATGCCAATGGCATTGTATCTGCCGTTCATCTACAAGATTCGGGATTTGGTCATACACAAGGTGAACTATTATCTCTTTCGGCAGCAAATACACTCAATCAAACTGTAGTGACTGGAACGGCCGTTCTTAATTTGGACGGCACTGGTTCAGGAAGTTGGTTGAATAATCAAGGCTTTGTCTCTGATGTTAACTTCATACAAGATAGTTATCTATATCAGAATATGTCATATGAAATTGTTGCAGAACGGATGCTTTCAACGTATGAAAAATTTGTTCGAGATATTGTCCATCCTGCTGGTATTGCTTTATTTGGGAAATATAGATACAAAGATACCCAAGCAAATAATGCACCTACCCCATCAAGTATTTTACTTACACAAGGTAGATATGCAAGCCCTTATTGGATTGTAGAATATGGCGACATTCCTCTTGAAAATAATGTTAGTTATTCACAAGGTGTATTAGTCGATAGTCAAGGCAATTCATATATTGTTGGTTCTAGTATTACTTCTACATCTCAGTTTGTATTCATTACAAAATTTGATATTCTTGGAAATGTAGTATGGCAATATATTCTTAATGATTATGTTGGTTCATATGATAATGCATGTGGTATTGCAATCGACTCAAATGATAATATTATCATAACAATGTCTGAAACAGCTAGTCCATTTAATAGTTTCATTTTAAAACTAAATTCTAATGGAAATATTCTTTGGCAAAAACGTGTAAATTTAAATATTGCTTTTCTGGGCCAATATCTTAATGTTTTGGTGTGTGTCGATGCCTTAAATAACATTTATCTATCAGGAACCAATGGTAATTCTTCTGGAATAGAATACATTTTATTTAAATATGATTCTTCAGGTAATCTATTGTGGGAGTATATTCTTGATACGTATGATAATAACAATCCTATCTTCTGTATGGCAGTTGATGCATCAGGAAACATTTACACTTCTTGTTCAGACAGACAACATAGTAGCTTAATCAATACTATAACCAAAACAAATACTTCAGGATCTTTTGTATGGTCTATTGATATAACTTCAATAAAATTGGATAATTATTTAATTAGTTCCATAGATGTTGATAATGAAGGTAATTGTTATGCATTGGTGATTACTTCCAGTGGTAATAATCAACTCATTAAATTTAATTCAAGTGGAACTATAGTTTGGTGTGAGGACATTCAATCAAGTGGTATAAAATTTACCGGTGTGTCTATAGATAAAAGTGATAACATATGGTTGGTAGGAAGCGATAGTGTTCGTTCTACCACATTTGCTAAAATGAATACATCTGGTTCGATTGCATTTACTAACGGTTTATTACCATATTCTTCAAATGGTTCAATTCAAGGATATACATATCCTTCATCACAAATAGGACCTACCAGATCCAATGCGGTTTATTATAACGGTGCCGTTATTTTAAGTGGTTATGTTGTAGATAATAGTAATGATTTTAACGGGAATGCATTGATTATAAAAGTGCCAGCCGATGGATCCTTGACATCATCTAATAATACTGCTTGGGGCATTTATCTATATCAAACCGATTCTGAATTGGGTGAAACCGTGACTGCAACTGCTAATACGTCGATGACTACTGCTCCTTATTCTATGATATATACACCAGGGACTATTGTAAGTTCACCAAGTAATATAGTATTAAGCAATAATAGTTACACAACCGCTCTTACTGTTGTAGGCCAGCAGAATACATTCATCACTACTACCATACCTATATAGTAATTTGGAGACAAAATGGCTATTCTGACAACCAAGTATAACATCAATATGGCCAATGCTTTCATTAATAGTGTTGAAAGCGGAGAGAATTCGTATTATGTATATACAGCATATTCAACCGAGTTTTCTTCAGGTTATGCTCCAAGTCCCGATAATTCTGTTGCCAATACACAACAAAATGTGTATAATGATATTCTCTATGGAAAACTAATTACTTCTTCTAATATCAAAAATGTTGTTCCCAGACATACTTGGACAGCAGGAACAGTCTATGCTCGTTACGATCAGAATGTAAATAATCTCTACAGCACCAATTATTATGTAGTAACAAATACGTATGATGTTTATAAGTGCATCAACAATAACAATGGTGCACCATCGACAATTCAACCATCTTTGAAAGCAACCTCAGGCACATTTGTTACAGGTGATGGATATGTGTGGAAATACATGTATACTATTGATTCCATTTCCAATTCATATTTCACATCGACTAATTTCATTCCTGTAGTTCCCAATACAGCAGTTCAGAATAATGCTGTTACAGGAACAATCGACTCGTTTTTTGTTGCAAATGGTGGTTCTGGTTATATTACAGAAACTGGTTTAGTTCAATCATTTATTAATGCATATTCAATTCAACTACCTTCTACTTCTTCTTCACTTGATAACTATTATACTGGTTCATCAATCTATTTGAACTCTGGTGTTGGTCCGGGTCAGATCAGACAAATTCAGTCTTATTCTGGTTCTACCAAGAAAGTAATTGTATCAAATCAAACACCATTCCTAAATTATGCTTATATTGAATTAAGTAATATTCAAGGTGCAAATCCTGTAGTTGGTCAGACTGCTTATCAAGCATATGATAATATCAACTATGTTTATCCCTCAGGTTATATCAATACAGGTGATACAGTTATTCAAACGGATACTGGTATCACAGGATACGTAATTGCTGCAAATGCAACATATATTGATATTACCAAAACATCTTCGGGCTTTGATTTTTCTCTCAATTATCCTATTGTTGATACAGTTTCAGCTGGTGTTCTCAATAGTGGCACTGCAATAATTTACAACAATAACACATACGTATTTGCTTCAGGGTTTACAGCAAATTCAGTGTATCCCTCAGGAGCTTATATAAGAGTAGGAACAAATGCTAATACCAATGTGCGAAGAGTAGTTTCTTCTAATACAACTGTAATCATTACGGACATTCCATTCTCTGTATCAGTAACAAATACAGCAAGTATTATTGCCAATTCTGCATATGTTGTGTCAAATACTATTGCTATTTCAAATGCCAATACAAACTATTATGTTGGCGATTATATCTACTATTCAGTGCCTGCAGGTAATACGGCAATTCCTGGTCTTACTGCAAATAGTTATTATTATGTTTCATTCTCAAATACTACAGTGTTGGCCTTGGCATCAACACGGAATGGCGCTAATTTGGCTTTAACACCTGCAACAACAAATCCTGGTCAGGTTCATTCATTACTTAATTACACAAATCATGCGCAAAATCATTATACAATTCCAAATGCTATCGAGCCATATTCAATCACTGATGTATATGCTGAAGGTTCCATTTCACAGGTCAATATTAATTCTGTAACACTAAGTATTGCAAATACTATTCCTATTCTTGGTTCATCATTTACTATTGGTGAAAGTGTTATTATGGTCAATAGTTCAAATGTTGCTATTGGTGCAAATGGAACGGTTGCATATGCCAACAGTACCTCTGTTATTCTTTCAAATGTATTAGGATCATGGACAGCAGGTTCAGGTTATTACATTTTAGGAACTTCTTCTGAACTAAGATCAACCATTTCATCTGTTCTGACTGTTCCTAATATTACTGTGTCACAACCTGTAGGTCAATTTAATTCTGGCCAGGCAGTGTATTTCCAAACTGCTGGTGTAAGCACTGGTAATGCTACAATTATTGCAGAAACCACCGTTCCTAATAGTCTTACACAATATACGATTGCGCCTACTATTACTGTCACAGGTGATGGTACTAATTCGGTATCACTTGCACTTGTCAATACATCTGTTGACGCTGCAAATTCCATATATGGAACACTTACAATCAATCCTGGCATTGGATATACTTATGCAAATGTTACGGTCACTGCAAATTCTAGTTACGGAACAGGTGCAAATCTAATGCCAATTATTGCTCCAATTGGTGGTCATGGTGGTGATGCAGTGACTGAACTTGGTGGTTTCTATTGTTGCATTTCAGAAATTTTTACCAATACAGATCCATTCTATCAATATCTTTCTTATAATAAGTTGGGTATTCTAAACACACCTTCTTATACAAATGTATTAGTAAATATCAATGATTTTGATAGAGTAAAACTTACTCTTACGGGATCTTCTGGCACATTTGCAACAAATGAAATTGTTATTTCTTCGTCGAATGGAAGTTCTGTTCCCGTATCAAATGCTGCTGGTGTTTGTGTATATTCCAATTCAACATATCTTGAATTAAAGAATGTTATTGGATCATTCTCAAATGTCTCACCCAATAATGTTGTGTATGGTCTTTCATCAGGAACTTATGCAAATATTGCACTTGCCAATGTTGCAACATTCAAGATCAATTCTACATCAGGTATTGAATTCATTTCAGAGGTGACTTCTGGTGCATCTGCTTATATTGATGGTGTATCTGCAAACAATACACAACTTCAGTTGACAAACGTTGTTGGTAGATTTGATTCAAATGATGTTATTGTAGATGCTACAACAAATTCATATGCAACCATTGCTTCAATTTACACATCAAACGGTCTGATTAATGCTACATCATCATTTGGTCAAACATTTAATCAAACTGCCAGACTTACTATTACCTCAAATACCGCACCATTTGATTTATATGAAACAGTGCTTCAGAGCACTACAAATGCCTCTGGTAAAATACTTTCATTGACAGGTGAAGTCGATGTTTCTCTTTCATCTGTCACAGGCACATTCTCGAATGGTCAATATGTAAGTACTTCTTCTGCAAATGGCTACATTAAGTATTCAAACAATTCATATTTGATGATAACAAATGTATTAGGAACATTTACTCCTGGTGCAACTATTTCAACAGCTGTTGGTGCTTCTGCAACAATTAGTTCAACCCTTCCAGTATTACTCCTAAATAACATTGATGGTCCAGAACCTTTCCAGGCTTCTGCGGTATCACCATTAACAATAACAGGATTAACTTCCGGTTCAACGGGGATATGTAATAATGCAAATCTTATTCTGTATCCAGATTTGGTAAGGAACTCAGGTACTGTGATTTATTACGAAAATCTAAAAAATCCTGTTACAATAACAAGAACATCACAAGAACAAGTGCAGCTGGTTATTCAATTCTAGAGGAATAAATGACGCAAGAATTTCAAACAAACCTATCTACGTCTCCATATTTTGATGATTATGATGAGACAAAGAATTATTACAGAATTCTTTATAAGCCAGCTACTGCTGTTCAAGTTCGTGAACTAAACCAGACACAAAGTATTCTTCAGGATCAGATCAATAAATTTGGTCGAAACGTTTTCCGTGAAGGTTCGGTTGTTCAAGGTTGTGCTATCACCTTTGATAATGCTTATAATTATGTAATGCTTAATGATAACTATTCAAATGGCACTGCAATCGGTTCTGTGTCTAGTTTTATTGGCGATTACGTAACAAATCAGAATGGTCTAAATTCAACAGTTGTAAATGCTATAACTGGTTACCAGTCTCAATATCCCAATTTAAATACATTATACATCAAGTATCTAAATTCTGTTACATTATCGAATGGATATAATCAGAGCACATATTCTGCAAATGATACTCTTTCTATTACTTCATCTGCAAATGTTTTAATCGGAACTGTATCTGTATACGGAAATCCTACTTCTGTAAATGCTTCTGGTCAAGGTTATGCCTTTACTGTGACTGATGGTGTTATCTTTAAAAAAGGAACATTCATTGACGTTGCAGCACAAACACTTGTTGTCTCAAAGTATTCAAATGTTCCTGATAATATTTCAGTTGGGTTTGATGCAACAGAGACTATTGTTACGGCTCTTTCTGATTCTTCTCTTTATGACAATGCAGCAGGTGCTCAAAACTATTCTGCACCAGGTGCTGATAGACTTCAACTAACACCAACGTTGGTTACTAGAGCAACTTCAGACATTGCAAATACTTCTTCATTCTTCTCTATTTGTGATTTTGTGAATGGTCTTCCTGTCACAATCAATAACAATCCACAACTAGTTGCTGTGACAGCACAGGCTGCACAACGAACATTTGAAACATCTGGTAACTATGTTACTACACCATTCTTATTGTCAACAACCAATAAGGGTTCACAAGATCCCAATCAACAAAATTATTTGAATCTTGTTTGCTCACCTGGTGTCGGTTACGTCCAAGGTTACAGAGTTCAATTCATCAATAATAATATTGTGAATCTTCGAAAGGGCTTAGACACTGCTTCTGTAGCATCACAATCTGTAACGGCAAATTATGGTTACTATGTAATCGTAAATCAATTCTGTGGTGATTTCAATAACCAGAATCTTATTCAATTAGAACTACATTCTGTTGCAAATCAGGCACTTTCAAATCATACATTCCTAAATTCTGGTGTGTCTGGTGAATTCTCTTCCGCAACAAAAATTGGTACTGCATATTGCCGCGGTGTTCAGTATGTTTCTGGAACACCTGGTACTGCTACAGCACAGTATTACATTTATCTTTCTGATGTTCAGATGAATTCTGGTTATAACTTCAATCAGGTTCTAAGCATTCTTTACAATTCAGGCACATCAGGGTCTTATACTGTTAATGCTGTAGCAGATATAGTTCCTACTCAGTACTATACTTCCGCCACTGGAACCATTTCTTATATTCCACAGATCCAAGATACTATCAATGAAATAATGGTTCATCCTTTTGGTCAAAAGGGAATTGATCCTGCAGGATTTGGATCCACTTCACAGTTTGTTTATAGAAATAGACTTACTGCCACTGTGAATACTGCCGGTGGTTCTACTCTTACACTTCCTTCTGTTACGGGTTCGGCAACAGAACAGTTTGACTATACAGGATCACTTCCTACTTCTACGGAATATAGTTACATTATCATTCCAACGGCAAATGGTTATTCTGCAAACAAGACTGGTACTGTATCAATCTATTCAAATACTACTGTAACAGGTTCATCTACATCATTCCTCACGGATTATAATGTTGGTGATTACATCTATATTACAGGGAATACCAGAAATATTGTTGCAATTTCTAATAATACAAGTCTCACAGTTGATAGCAATTTCTCTGGGTCTACTTCTGGTGTTGTTTCACAGAAGGTCTATCCAGCAGGTGTTCCTATTAATATGTCTTCTTCTACTAGAACAATTACAGCTACGGCAACAAATGCTGTAATTGCCTTGGGTGAATCCACCAATGCAGCATTTGGTATTTCTGCATATGTTGATATTCTAAGAAGTTCAACTTATCCAACATCTAAGATTATCAATAGAAATACACTTATTGAAATCAATGTTGGAACAAACCCTGGCGGTCCATCTGGCCCATGGTGTTTGGGTATTCCTGATATTCTAAATTTAAATCATGTTTACGTAGGATCTGGTAGTTATTCAACAAACAATCCAGATCAGGTAGGATCATTTATTCTTGATAATGGTCAACGAGATTCATACTATGGTCTAGCATATCTTTCATCAACACATCCTTTACCAAATACAGCAACACTTCTAGTATCTGTTGACAATTTCACATATTCTGAATCTCAGGGTGTTGGTTTCTTTACTGCCGCATCATATCCTATTGATGATGCCAATACAGCAAATACCAATGCAATCAGAACATATCAAATTCCTCAATATACTTCTATCAATTCAAAGACCACAACTGATCTTCGTGATGTGGTTGATTTTAGACCATATGCCGCAAATACAGCAGTTGCTAATAATGCAGGAAATGTTTCTTCCGCAACATTGAATCCAAGTGCTAATCTTGTGTTCCATGTTCCTTCTGGTGGTTCTCATCTACCTTCTCCAGGAACAAATTTCCAATCTGCTGTAGAATATTATCTACCGCGGCAGGATAGAATTGCTCTGACAACAGGTGGCAAACTTCTAGTAACAGAAGGTTTATCTAGTTCCAATCCACAACCACCAAATGAAGTTCCAGGGACAATGACAATCGGCATTGCATCAGTACCTGCATATCCTTCACTTGTTCCTTCAGATGCCAAGACTTATAAGCGTTACGATTATGCTGTTCAGTTAACAATTCAACAGACCAAGACTTATCGTATGTCTGATATTGGAACACTTGCAAATCGTATTTCTACTCTTGAATATTATACATCTCTAAGTTTACTTGAAGCATCCACTGCTTCACTTACAATGACATCATCTGTTACAGGTCAGAATCAATTCCAGAATGGCATCCTTGTTGATCCATTCAAGGATTTTACAATTTGTAATACAAAAGATAAACATTTCTTTGCTTCTATTGATACCAATAATTGTGTTCTAAGACCTGCATTTATTCCATTTAGATCACAACTTTATTTTGATCCAAATTCATCAACTGGTGTTCAACAGACTGGTAATATTATTACACTTCCATATACGTCAGCAGTTCAACAAACACAGATATATGCTTCGCAATATAGAAATTGTGAGGAAAGTGCTTTCTATACATATTCTGGTAGAATGCTTCTTTCACCTCAGGGAACTGTCAATCCTGATTATACTCAGGGCCCCGCGGTTATTTCAAATCTAAATCAAAATTCAAATTTTGCTAATCTTCCAAATGCTTTCCCAACACAATGGGGTGCTTGGACTAGTGTTGGTGTTCCAAACGGTCTCAATGCTACAACTGGTGCTGGCACCGTTACAAACCCAGATGGCACTATCACACAAGCATTCCTTTCACAGACTACATCCACTTCTACACAACTTCAGCAATCTGTAGGTAATCAGATTACAGTTCAACAGAGTGGTTCTACTGTAACGATTGGGAATATTGTAACAGGTGTAAATCTACTCACCTATATTCCTTCAACACCTGTTATGTTCTCTGTTACAGGTTTGAAACCATCAACAGTTGTGTATGCTTATTTTGATAACGTTCCTGTTATTAATTGCTGCATTCAGCTTACACCATGGAATTCTGGTGGTTCCTCACTTTCACATTCTTATACGGATGTTTATGGGAATCAATACGGTTATAATTCAACATATGGAACTTTAAAGACTGATTCATCAGGAAATCTATATGGTGTATTCATCATTCCTCCCGGTGTGTTCCCGAATGGTGAATTGCAATTTGTTATTAATGATGTTCCAAATCTTGTTACAGGTGCAAACGCAATTACTACACAGGCTTCTGCAACATATTATGCAAGCGCAATTTCTGTTCAACTTGGGACTGCACAGTTCCAGGTAACATCAAATCAGGTTAATGCTCAACAGGTAGCACAACAGCAATCAATTCAACAGTCACCATTCTCTTCAGTTTTCTACGATTCCATTTCACCATCAGTTCCTTCTGTTATTCCTTCTGTTCAAGATAATAGTTATTGTGATAATGGCTCTGATGGTGGTGACCATGCTATTCCTTCTGGAGATCATGATGGTGGTGATGGTGGTGGCGGTGGTGGTGATGGTGGTGGCGGTGGTGGTGGTGATGGTGGTGGCGGTGGTGGTGATGGTGGTGGCGGTGGTGGTGGTGATGGTGGTGGCGGTGGTGGTGATGGTGGTGCGGGTTAAATATATCTAAACTATAGGATACTTTATGATGAATGAAATTGAAACATATGAAAACTTTTTCCCCGAGGATCTTCGAATCAGTTTAATCGAAGTAATCGAGGAAAAAGGATGGAAATACGGATGGTTATCAAATAATAAGATGGGCTTTGGTCATTGGAATTGTTTGATTTCACCTGCACGTGCTGAGAATGGAATTGATATTTCTGATACACTTCCAGAACCTTTTCTTTCTGCCTGGAATCATGTAAAAGAAAACTATTGCAAAAATTCCATTCTTCTTAGATGTTATGCAAATGCACATACATATGGCATTGAAGGATATCCTCATAGAGATTCATCACGAAATAATGATCGTACATATGTTGTATATTTGAATAGAGATTGGAAAGATGAATGGGGTGGTGAAACAACTGTATATGATGAAAATGGAATTATTCATTCCGAACTTCCATCATATAATAGAGGGCTTTCGTTTCCATCTAAGATGAAACATGTTGCTCGAGGTGTCACACGAATTTGCCCTCAACTAAGAGTTACGTTGATGTTTAAAACAAGCACTGAAGTTGATTTAACAAGAAATAAAGTTCAAACTTTACTTACTCAACTCGGTGCCGATAAAATAAAACATAGTCATTCCAACTTCATGGCACATCTGTTAAATACATATGATCTTTTGAAAAATAAAAATCTAGATTCTGATATTTGTGTAGGTGGTGCAATTCATTCCATTTTTGGAACAGAATTTTTCTCTGAAGCATTGTTACAGAATACACCAGAAACCAAACAAGATTTAATGTCTGTGTTAGGTTTTGATGCTGTAATGTATGCGGATGTATTTTCAAAGATCAATAGACCTGATACTCTAGAGAATAACATTGGTTCTGATAATCCAATGCTTCAGTTGAGAAATTCTGACGTTGAATTAGCAATACCAATGGATAAATTTAAAGCTCTTTGTGCAATCGAGGGTGCAAATCTAGAAGATCAAAATACGTTGAATAAATATACCAAGCTCAATGAATTTTGGAAAAATCTTTAATTAACGGAATGAAAAGAATATGCCTTTAGCTCAAACGTTTCTTGTTTCACAGCCAACAAATGGTGTGAGTGCTGTATATCTTACATCTGTTGATCTTTATTTTCAATCTAGTGATCCTGTCTTTGGTGTAGAACTTCAGATTAAAACAACAGAGAATGGCGCCCCAACTGCGTATACTGTTCCAAACGGTACTGCATATTTAACTGCAAATCAAGTTTCAACAAGTACAAATGCATCGGTTCCCACAACATTCACATTTGCAACACCAATAGTCATTCAGACTAATCAACAATATGCTCTTGTTGTGTTGCCTTCTGGTGGGAATCCAAATTATACTCTCTGGACAGGTGTATTGTCTGCAAATGATATTACAACTGGCGTTCCAATTTATAATAATAATCAATTAGGTTCTTTGTTTCTTTCGTCTAATGATTTGAATTATGTTCCAAGTCAATTAGAAAGCATGAAATATACCTTAAGAGTTGCAAATTTTACCGGTAGTTCTGGCACTGCCGTATATCGGAATTCAAATTCAGATTTCTTTAAGATTTCATCTGTTGTAGGAACATTTACAGAAGGTGAGAAAATTGTAGTTTCCAATTCAGTATTGAGTCTTGCCAGAGTTTCATTATCTGGCGCAAATACTTTTACCGTAGGTGAATATGTCTATCAGACATCATCAGGTTCAAGTCCCAATACTGCTGTAGGCACTGTATATACTGGATCAAATTCTTCTGTTCTTCTTTTGTCTAATGTTACAGGATCCTTTGTCAATTCTGGTAATACTACTATTGTTGGTACATCATCTAGCAAATCATCAACAATCACGGCTTCTGTAAATTCAATAAGTGCTACCGCATCGTCAAATACCGTTACGGTGCCGTTTATCACATACACTGATTTTGCAAACGGCAATTATATCTTTGTGTCGACAAATACATTTTCAAATGCTCAGATGCTTCAGATTGTAGGGAATAATGCTACAACAAATACTCTGATACTTTCTGCAAATGTAAAATTTTCCGATTCAAACACAATCATCGGTCGGGTAAAGAGTGATGGTGCTTTATATGGATATCTTTCATCAATCACAAAATTGAATTCAAATCCTAAGATTATTTTGGATTCAGTAACTTCTAATGCTGCTTCAAATTTTGTTGATTCCGGAAATAGTTATCTAATCGGTCTATCTTCTGGTGCAACATCATTGGTTGTGGACACTAGAAATAGAGTATATGATAGCATCACATCTCAGTTTACACAAATTGTTCCAACACAGACTTCAGCAACTTGGTCATTCTCTGGAACATCAAATACATATGTTCTTGATACATCAAACACTGTATTGCAACCAGATTTGCCGTATGAGTTTATTGATGAAGAAAGAACATTGGTTTCTAGAAGTAAGGAACAAGCCGCTTTGTCTGGTGCTAGTTCACTTCACATTCAGGCAAATTTGAATACGTCTAATAATCTTATTTCACCATATATTAATAATTTGAGAACAACGGCAACAATGACATATAACGTTGTTACGCCTGATCAAAATCTTCAAGGATATGCAATTACTGGAAATAATATTGGTATTTTTGGTGCTGGTACTATTGTTACTCAATCAAACTCAACTGTAACAACGTCTGGTACTGTTATCACATCCAATTCTTCTACAATTTTGGTATCAAATATTGTATCATCAAATGTTAATAATATTGGCGCATTTATTGCAAATGGTTCTGCAACGGTAAGCAATGGTAGTTCTAGTGTTGTTGCAACAACTGTTTCATACTTCAATGAAGCAAATAATGCTGCTATCCATACAACATCACGGTATATCTCTAAGAATGTAATTCTTGCAACAGGTCAAAATTCAGAAGATCTTTTGGTATATCTTGCTGCATATAGACCACCAGGAACAAACCTCAGAGTATATGGTAAATTCTCCTCTACTGGTGATTCAAATCCATTTGCCAACAATGATTGGTCTAGACTACCCGAAACATCATCTCCTGCACTACAGAGCAGTTTGGTAAATCAAACAGATTATGTTCAACTTCAGTATGATCTTCCATCATCTGTTCAGGTATATGGTTCTGGTGTAACAACTAGCAATGCAAATCCTGGAACTGGTGCAAGTGCTAATGTTGTTCTAGGAGCAGGTCAGACTACTGCACAATTTTCCTTAGGTCAATTCGTGTATATCTCAGACACAGGTTATACAGGCGCTTCAAATACATTCAATGTTCGGCAAGTTATTGCTATTCCAAATGCAAATACACTTGTTCTTTCATCAAATCTTACAATCGGTAATACAACTACTGGATCCACAAATGCTGCCATCGGTATCATCCCAGGTCTAGAATCTCAGGCAGGTGCATTTAAATATGCAAATAATTCAGGTATTGCTCGATATGTAACTTATAATGATGTTCCTTTTGATACTTTCATCAATTTTGCCGTGAAGATTGTCATGGTTGCAAATGCGTCGATGATTGTTCCCAGAGTATCAAATATGCGTGCTATTGCTGTGCAGGTTTAAATATGACAGAACCAGAATATTATAAGGTCAGAGAAAATCCAGATCTTGTTCGACAAGTCTCGTCAAGTGCTATTTTAAATACAAATGATAAAGAATTAAATAAATACAGACAAGAAAGAGAAACAAGATTAAAATTATTACGTGTGGTTGAAGATACTGAAAATTTAAAGAATGATGTATCAGAAATCAAATCAATGTTAAAACAACTATTAGGGCAGAAGTAATGGCCATCAGCATCATACAAGTATCTAATAATTCAACGTTCGGTGGTTGGTTGAGTGTTACCAATCAGCTTGTAAATGCTGTTACACAAAATACTGTATCCATTGATAGCACCTCAGGTGGCAATCAAACCACTGGTAACGGATATGTTACCGGTCATTTAGGTGCTTCTTATATTCATGTCGGGAATGGTGTTGTAGGTGGTAATATTTCGACGGCAAATAGCATTTACATGCTATCAAATACTGTATTCTATAACACGACAACAAATGCCATTCTAACAGTTAGTTCTAATACAACCAATTCTGGTGTTACATTATCTCCGAATTCAATTAATCTAACACCTTCAAACAACACAAATATTACAGGTCAATATCTTGTAGTCACTACACTTTCTCAATTCAATAATACTGTCACTGTTGCAAATACACTTTCTGTAACAGGGAATGGAACATTCTCTAATGCCGTTACAATTACCGGGAATACTACATTCTCTAATACTATTTCTGTAGTGGGGAATGGAACATTTTCTAATGCCGTTACAATTACCGGGAATACTACATTCTCTAATGTCGTATATATTGGTGCAAATGTTCAGCTTACAACCACACAGTTGTTTGTTGGTAATACTACCGCAAATTCTGTATATACTGGTGGATCCATTCAGGTTGCCAATACTACAAATACTGTAACAATCAACCCGACTTCTGTTACTGTAGGGACTACTGTAGTCAATACAACTACCATTGCCGTTGGAACTACAACTGTCAATTCATCACTAGTCAATGCTACTTCTGTAACAGGAACAAGTGTCAATACAGTAACATTATATTCCTCTGGTCATGCCAATGTAGAATCACTTAATATTGCAAATACTTCTGCAACAAGCACTGTTAACGGTAGTTTGGTAGTTAATAACTTAACAATCAACGGAACCTTGACTTATTCATCATCTGGTACTGCAACGGGTAATCTTGTTCCTGCTGCAAATAGTTTCTATCTTCTAGGTAATTCTTCATATGTTTGGGCTTCAATATATTCAACCAATACATATTCAAATAACATAACGGTATATAATACATTATCTTCTAATAACATTTCTGTCTCTGGGAATGCTACATTCTCTAATATCATTACAGTGACAGGAAATGCAACATTCTCTAATGTTGTAACATTCTCTAATAATATTAATTCTGGAACAATTTCACAATCTGGAACTGGTTCTCGAACATTTTCAAATTCATCTCCTGCAAATGTGGATGTTGTATCAGTATCTTCTTTTAGATCATTAGAATATCTTGTTCAACTTACTGATTCTACTTTACCAACTCCAAGTTATCATCTTACAAAAATCCTTGTATTGTCTGACGGAACAAATCCATATATCACGGAATATGGAACAGTGTATTCAAATATCAATCTTGGAACATTTACTGCAATTATCAACGGAGGTAATATTGCACTACAACTCACACCAAATAGTGCGAATGTTGTGTGCAAATTTACAAGAACTGCTATAACGGTATAATAAATAGAAATAAAATAATTACTTAGGAAGCGTTATGGCTCAGAATATCAATATAGTAATAGATCAGGGCACTACGTTCTCGGCATCTTTTAATATTGTGGATATCAATGGGACTCCTATTGATTTATCAACTTATACAGCAAATTCCGTATTTAAAAAGTCATATATGTCTTGTAATTCATTTGCATTTACTGCTAATGCATATGCAAATGGTGTCATTACACTTTCGATGAATGCTGAAACAACCAGCACTGTATGGCCTGGTAGATATGTTTATGACGTTGATGTAACAGATCAGAGTGGTAATATTTCAAGAGTAATTCAAGGCTTAGTAACAGTCACACCAAGCGTTACAAACTAATGACAACATTACCAGAATACAATGTTACGGTTGCAAATACTAAGCAATACACTGTAACAGTTATCAACAATAATGGTATTCTACAACCATCATCTACCAATCCACCAACAGTTACAACACAAGCTGTTGCTGTTGGTGCAAATGCAGTAGGTTATAATGTGGCAACAAGTTTCTATGTTCCTGCTCTTACTGGTCAGGGTGCCTTTGGCACTGTTACCGTTGGTTCGCAACCACTTCAGAGCACATTTATTAAAGCAGCTATGTAAAGAGGTATTTGATGTTTGCCTATATAATACAGGACAATGGTTACTATGGTGGAACAATTACGTTGCCAGATGATCCCAATCACGTCAATGGGATTCCATATGGCACTACGCTAACTGCTCCACCAGATAATCCTAATAATCTATATCTTTATTGGGGTGGTTCTTCTTGGAATCTAATTTCTACTCCACCATACGATCCAACTGCAAATACTGACACTACAACATCTTCTTAATGGGATTATATAATGATTAATGTTTTGGTTGCAACACCTGCTTATGGTGGCATGTGCACTATGGGTTATACTTCATCAATGATTGAACTTTTTAAAAAAGCCGCTATCTATGATGAGTTTGAAATTGAGTTCATGTATGGTCTGAATGAAGCCTTGATAACATATGCCAGAAATATGTGTGCAAATATATTCCTCAAATCTGATGCTACTCATCTATTATTCATTGATTCCGATATTCAGTTTAATGCTGATCAGGTAATTGATATGATACTGACTGGTAAAGATTTGGTATGTGGAATTTATCCTAAGAAGAAACTTGATTGGTATAAAATCAAATCAATGGCATCTACACTTAGCCCTGAAGCATTGAAAAGTGCATCAAATGAATATCTCTTTGAACCATCGCTAAACTCTGAACCAACTGAAGATGGTTTGATTGAAATAGAACGTGCTGGAACTGGTATGATGCTTATCAGTAGAAAAGTATTTGAAACACTCAGTGATAAAGTAAAATCATTCAATCTAGTATCACCAGTTCAATCAAATGTAGAATTTGAACAGGATGAATCCTATAAGGAATTCTTCTTTACTTCAACAGATTCAGAAAGAAATATCTTCCTTCATGAAGATTTCAATTTTTGTAAGATGTGGAGAGAAGCAGGTGGAAAGATATATGGTGCACCATGGGTTAAATTATATCATATCGGCAATCACGTATATGGATAAATAAAAGAAAAATATCGGGGAAAGGGAACCGAATATGGCTGATCTATCTTTTAATGCAAAAAATGGTATTGTAGCAAATGGCATATTCATTGCCAATAGCACAACAACTCAAGGCAATGGATTTGTTACAAATTCCACAGGCATGTATATTACAGGTGTGGTCAATGCTACATCTATTCAGGTTGGTTCCTCTGATGTAATTAATTCCACAGGCATTTTTACGAGTGGCATTGTAAATGCCACCACTGTATATGTCGGTTCCGTGAATGTTAATACTGCTATTACAAGTAATGCTGCAACAGCATATTCAAATGCCACAACATATTCTGCAACTCAATTAGCATCAAATATTGCAACTGTTAATACTGCTATTACAGGAAATGCGGCAACGGCATATACAAATGCCACAACATATGCCGCAACAATAGCAGGTACTGCATATTCAAATGCCATATCATATGCCGCAACAATAGCAGGTACTGCATATTCAAATGCCATATCATATGCCGCAACAATAGCAGGTACTGCATATTCAAATGCTGTAGCAAATGCGGCCGCACTTTATTATCCAACAACAAATCCTTATGGTTTTGCCAATTCAACCAATAGTAATAATATTAATGGCAATGCTTATAATATTACACAATATACTATTAATCAAAATTTAGGTACTAGTAATTCACCGACATTTAATAATGCATATGTTTCTGGCACTGTTGCCATGGGTTCTTCATTTTTAAGAAATCGTATTATCAATGGTGCAATGCAGATCGCGCAGCGGGGAACAAGTTTTAGTTCACCGGTAAATGGTTCATATACATTAGATAGATGGTTTGTAAATTGGACTTCGGCTTCTCCGGGAAGTATTGCTCAGGTTGCCGGGCCAAGTGGCCCGGCCGGGGTAACTGGTTATCAGTATGCTCTTGAAATTGCTGGCGGATCAGGAAATTCGCAAACACAAATTACGCAACGTATTGAATCTTATAATATTGCAGATCTTGCTGGAACAACAGTTACATTATCAGTAACAATGTTAGCTTCAAGTGCACAAACAGTTGCTTGGAGAATAGCTTATCCACCATCACGAGATACTTGGACATCTCAAACAAATTTTGCATCAGGGACGTTTAGTGTTACAACCTCGGCTCAAACTTTTTCCGCGCAAATATCCTTGCCTTCGCAAGCGGCATATGGGTTGTCAATTTCTTTTTTGCCTAACAATGCTGGTGCTTTTACATCTGGCACATTAGATATAACCGGCGTCCAACTTGAAGCTGGGTCTGTCGCCACGCCGTTTGAACGGCGACAAATCGGAACAGAATTGGCGTTGTGCCAACGGTATTATTACAAGCTAAAAGCAGCAACTGCATTTGCTAACGCTGGCGTGGGTCGGGCATATTCTACCACAAACGCCCAAGCGATGATTGGGCTTCCGGTGTCTATGCGAACTGGTCCTACTGGTTCTTATTCCGCACTATCAGATTGGAATGATTCTGGAGGCGGAACGCCATCTGCAATCGACCCTGTAAGTCAATATTCTTCGGACTGTCGTTGGATGACGGTTAATTTGACTGGAACTTACACAAGTGGTCAGAGCATTGTTTTGAACGCTAATAACACAACAAATGCTTATATTGCTTGGAGTGCTGAACTATGAACACATATTCAAACGCTCAATATGTTATTGGATATGGCGGTGTTGTTAGCTCAATTCGCGTTGATATTAACGATGTCACAAGTTATGTCCCGATTGATCCGGCAAACACCGACTACCAAAACATCCTGGTTCTAGTGGGCCAGGGCGCACTTACCATAGTTCCGGTGGCATAATTTTTGATTTGTAATATTGATCTGTATCAAAAATTTCCGCTGTTATTAATACAAATTCATAATATAAATATTATAAACAACCGCGGATAGTAAAATGGCACTTCCTACTTCTAGACAACAATTCAAGTATTACTGCCTTCGGAAACTTGGAGCTCCAGTAATTGAAATCAATGTTGATGATGATCAAGTGGAAGATCGTATTGATGATGCACTTACTTATTATGCCGATTATCACTTTGAAGGTGCTATGGATATTTACTACAAGTATCAGGTAACACAACAAGATATTGATAACGAATATATTACAATGCCTGATAATGTGATTGGCGCCGTTGATATTTTCCCGATTGGTCAAGGTCTAAACACAAACAATTTATTCAATATTAGGTATCAGATTGCTCTAAACGATCTATATACTCTTACGTCTGTGTCGATGGTTCCATATTATATGGCACTTCAGCACATTCAATTTCTTGAAGAAATGTTGGTAGGTAAGCAACCACTTAGATATAATAGAAATATCAACAAAGTTTTTATTGATATGGATTGGTCAATCGTAAATGTTGGTGATTGGCTCATCATCAAAGCTTATCAGGTTGTTGATCCAAACCAATATACCCGAGTCTGGTCTGATCGTTGGCTTCAACGATATGCCACTGCTCTTATCAAGAGACAATGGGGATCCAATCTTACAAAGTTTGTTGGAATGAAACTACCCGGAAATGTAGAATTCAACGGTGAAAAGATTTATAATGATGCCGTGCAAGAAATTGCGGAGCTTGAACAAGAAATGCTTACTTCTTGGAGTCTCCCTGCAACTGACATGATTGGGTAAAAATGCTCTCGTTTAAAGAATATCTCCTAGAATCCGATACAGAAACAAATCCAGTCCATGTTGATACATATCATGGTTCTGGGAAATTGTTTAAAAAGTTTGAACAAAGACATGCTCGAATTGAACACGATCATATGGGCGGTGGCGTAGGATATTTCACTGATGATAAAGATGTCGGTAAATCCTATGCAAATCATATGGCAAAATACCATAAGACAAATACACCTTATCTATATCATACTGGTTTAAAAATGAACAATGTATTTGATGTTGATCATAAGTTTTCTGGTGAAAAATTGAAAAAACTATTACCACATCCATCAAAACATGAAGATTTTGCTAGAGGTGCTGGTCTTTTAAAACTCGGTGCAGACAAGTATGATATATTGGCAAAATTAAAAACAGGTTCTGCAAACTTAAAAGGTCATGAAGTTTTCAATGGTCTTTCACGTGCTTTGGGTGGCACATCTCGGGCTAGAGATCATCTTATAAAAAACGGCTATGATGGGCTTCGTTATAATGGCGGTGACAATATGGATGCAAAAAGGCATAACGTATATATTCCTTATAATGCTGATTCCATAAAAATTAATAAAATTACCACTTGGAAAAAGTAAAAAATAATGTCGTATTCATTAACCGGTGGTACCAATCTATTCTTTAATAACTATAATTCATTTGGTGAACAAAACCTTATTGAATCACTTATTACAGAAGCCATAGCTATCTACGGTCAGTCGATGTATTATATTCCTCGAAACATTGTGAATGAGGATAATGTCTATGGCGAAGATGCTTTATCATCTTACACCAATCCTTATTTGGTTTGTATATACATCAAGTCTGTAGATGGCTTTACTGGTGACCAGGAATTCATGTCTAAATTTGGTGTGGAAATTAGAGATCAGGTAGTATTTTCTATTTCACAAAGAATATTTTCTCAATGTGTTGGTTCTTATACAAATCAACCTAGACCAAATGAAGGTGATCTTATCTATTTTCCTCTGAACCAAAAATGTTTTCAAATTAAATATACAAATAAATTTGAAATGTTTTATCAGATGGGTTCCCTTCAGACTTGGGAAATGACATGTGAACTATTTGAATATTCAGATGAAATCATCAATACTGGTATTCCAGAAGTCGATATTCTTCAGAAACAATTTTCTACCAATATTCTTGACTTCTCATATCTTGATGAATTTGGGCATGAATTACAAGATGAAAATGAGGATTATTTGGTTGTAGAACCATTTATCATGGGAAATGTTGTAAAAGGTTCTGAGAATGATGTTCTCCCTGATGGCACCACAAACTTTGAAACCGGATCAAATGGCTTCATTGATTTCTCGGATTCAAATCCTTTTGGAGAATAATTGATGTCGCACGATCCTTTTTACTTCCAGTCCATTAGAAAATATACAGTTCTGTTTGGTTCGTTATTTGATGATATTAGAATCATCAGAAATGATTCATCTGGTAGTATGGTTGATCTTATCAAAGTTCCTATTACATATGGGCCCAGAGATAAGATGCTTGCTCGTGTTGAACAAGATCCAAATATTTCAAGACAGACGGCAATTCAACTTCCAATTATGTCATTTGAAATGATTGGAATGGAATACGATGGAGCCAGAAAATTACCTGCAACAAATAGAATGAATGTTCCATCTTCTATTACAAATGTTTTTAATTCACAATATACACCAGTTCCATATAATATCGGATATGCACTTCATGTATATGTAAAAAATGCAGAAGATGGTTTAAAGATCATTGAACAAATTCTTCCATACTTTACACCTGACTATACACTTAAGGTAAATCTAATACCCGAAACAAATATCATCATTGATGTTCCTATTGTCCTTGATAAAGTAGAGTTAGACGACAAATACGAAGGTTCCTTTAAGGAACGAAGAGCTTTGATCTGGACTCTTACATTCACTCTTAAAGCAAATATTTACGGTCCAGTTGCAAATACTGGTGTGATTCTATTTGCAGATACAAATTTTTATGTTACAGACTCTACTGGTGCTACAAATAGAATCATAACAACTACGGTTCAACCTGGTCTGACTGCAAATGGTCAACCAACATCAAATGCAGCACAATCAGTTCCAGCTAATACAATTTCTGTCACTTCAGATTATGGCTTCATTGAAACTATTACGGGTGAACACTAATGGAAGATGATGATCCAATTGGAAAAGCCTTAGGGATTCCACCTCTAGAAGATAAAAGTAAAGCAGTCACAACTATAGTTCGTGATGCACTCAATGATTCTGCCAATGAAGATTTTACTTTTACTAGAGCAAATCTGAAAGAAGTTATTTTAAATGCAAATGATGCTATTGAAAAATTAGCACAAATAGCAGATTCATCTCAGAATCCTAGGGCATTTGAAGTACTTGCTAAATTAATGGATACCGTTGTGAATGCCTCTGATAAACTTGTGGACACTCATAAGAAATTACAGGATATCGAGAAGTTAATGGAACCTAGAAATCAGGATGCCAAACAAGTAACAAACAATCTCTTTGTCGGATCGACATCTGAACTATTATCTGTTATCCAGAATATGAAGAAGTAATATCATAGACTCATAGAGATTATACCATGGAATTAGAAATATGTCAACCGAAATAAACACACCAAATCCAATAGTTAAATTTAGAGGATATAATGGCAATCCTCTTTTAAAAAGAGAAGGTGTTCAAGTCAACTGGACTCCTGAACTTGTTGAAGAATACATGAGATGTTCAAATGATATTCTATATTTTTGTGAAAAATATATGAGAATCATCAATGTGAATCATGGTCTGATGCCTTTTAGACCATATGATTATCAAAAAGAAATGCTTAAAACTATGGATGAAAACCGATATACTATTATCGGTACTGCACGTCAAGCAGGCAAATCAACCACAACTTGCGCGTTTATTCTCCACTATATCCTTTTTAATAGAGATAAAACCGTAGCACTTCTTGCCAACAAAGGTGAAACTGCCAGAGAAATTCTAAGTAAAATTCAGTTGGCATATCAACATCTTCCAACATGGCTTCAGCAAGGTGTTGTTGAATGGAACAAAGGTTCATTTTGGCTTGAGAATAATTCACGTGTTGTTGCTGCGGCAACATCATCTGATAACATCCGCGGTTATACCATCAATCTTCTATTCATTGACGAAGCAGCATTCATTGAAAATTGGGATTCATTCTTTACATCAGTGTATCCTACAATTACTTCAGGTTCTGATACCAAAGTTGTTCTTGTATCAACACCAAATGGATTGAATCATTTCTATGCCATATGGCAAAATGCACAAGAAAAAAGAAATAATTATATACCCATTAAAGTTACTTGGGAACATGTTCCAGGGAGAGATGAAAATTGGAGACTTGATACTCTCTCTGCTATGAATTTTGATCAACAGAAATTTGATCAAGAATATTCCGTTGAATTTATGGGTAGTTCTGGAACACTCATTGCCGGTTGGAAATTAAAACAACTTGTTCATCAAATTCCTTTGCATGAAAAAGATGGTCTAAAAGAATTTGAAAAGCCAATCAAAGATCACACATATGTTCAAATAGTCGATGTGTCAAGAGGAAAAGGTCTAGACCATTCTGCATTTTCTGTTCTTGATGTTACAACTATGCCTTATAAACAAGTGTGTGTATTTAGAAATAATTTGGTAACACCCATTGATTATGCCGAAATTGTTTATAGAGTTGCCAAATCTTATAACAATGCTTCAATATTAGTTGAAGTAAATGATATGGGTGAACAAATTTCAAATTCACTTCATTATGATTTTGAATATGATAATGTTTTATACACTGAATCAGCAGGCAGACTTGGCAAAAGAATTTCCTCAGGCTTTGGTACTGGTGTTGATAGAGGTATTAGAACTACAAAGTCTGTGAAATCAGTCGGTTGTTCTATTCTAAAATTACTCATAGAACAAAATCAACTTATTGTAAACGATATTGATACAATATATGAATTATCTACGTTCTCACGAAAAGGTGTTTCATACGAAGCTGAACCAGGTAAGCATGATGATATGGTCATGGGACTTGTTCTGTTTGGATGGCTTACAGATCAATCATACTTCCGTGATATTACTGACATAAATACTTTGGCAAGATTAAGAGAAAAAACTGAAGAAGAAATTGCTAATGATCTTGTTCCCTTTGGATTTGTTGACTTTGGTGAAAGCATAGAAGAAGTATTTGAAAGGCCTTTAATTAACAATTGGATGAGTGATTCGGACGTCGAGAACCCTTTCATATAAATATAACTAAAGAATTTTTATTCAATAAAGCATAGAAAGGAAAAATAATGGCGTATCCTATCAGTCCTGGTGTTAATGTTTCTGAAATTGATCTAACTACGATCGTTCCAGCAGTATCTACCACCACCGGTGTCATTGCAGGTGTGTTCCCATGGGGCCCTGTAAATACAATGATCATGACCTCTTCGGAAAATGATCTTATCGAGAATTTTACTGCACCAACAAATTTAAACGCACAGACATTTTTTACTGCCTCAAGTTTTCTAAACTATGGTGGTTCTCTTTATGTTACGCGCGTTGCTCAGACAACTTATACAGGTTCACCAAACACCTCACTTCTTGCTGTATCTGCTTGTGCAAATGTTGGTCCATTAGCAAACATCTATTCCGTTTCCGTTTTGAATTCAGAAGATTATATCGACAACCATAGCACTTTTGATGCAAACGTCTACTATGTTGCAAAATATCCTGGTTCAATCGGTGATTCGCTTCAGGTTTCAATTTGTGACTCTGTAAATGCTTATAGTTCAAATGTTAATCTATATGGCACTTCTTCTTCTAATGCTATCAATGGTAGCTTTACGATTGGTATTGGTTCCAATACGGCAACGTTGACATTCTATTCTAACAACCAGGTATCTGCTGCAAATGCATATGCCACAACGATTGCTGCATCATTTACAAATGGCGATTTGATTGCTGTTGGTAACTCTTCCATCGGTATTCAAAATCTACAGATTACCAGCATTGGTGTTCCATCTGTTGTTGGTGGTAACTATTCAACATTTAACATTGGTTTTGCTGGCGCCTATAGATTGTCATCAAATCTTACTGTATCCAATACAGTAAATGGTAATTCATCTGTTATCAATCTATTACGGTTTTGGCAGTTTGCTACATCTTTTGGTTCTGCCCCTGTTCAGTCACAGTTTGTGGCTTCTTTTGGTAATACAGCTGCTGTTGATACACTTCACGTAGCAGTTATTGATGCCAATGGCGCATTTACTGGTGTGGCTGGTGCTATTCTAGAAACATTCCCAAATGTATCACGTGCAACTGATGCTTTCTCTACTACAGGCGGCGCATCAATCTATTACAAGAATGTTATCAATAACACCTCAAATTATCTATGGTATGCAAATGATCGTGCTGGTGCTGTTTCTGCAAATTCTCTAAATGTTGCAAGCTCTGGCAATCCATTGCCATTGACTTTAACAATGCAGAATGGTGCAGACGGTGCCAATGAATATACAATTCCTCTTGGGGTTGTTACGGCAGGTTATACACCTTATGTGAATAAGGATGCCGCAGACATTTCATTGGTTCTTCAGGGCGTTCCTCTAGGTGGCACAAATGTAGTCAATGGTTTCAATGTCAATAACTTCCAGCTAGCTAATTGGCTAGTTCAAAATATTGCAAATATTCGGAAAGATTGTGTGGTCTTTATTTCACCAGATCTTGGTGTAGTTAATTCATATCCTGGTCAAGAAGCTCAAGCACTTGTTGCTTGGTATGGTGCTTTGTCTGATTCAACATATCAATTTGTTGACTCTGGTTTCAAGCAAATTTATGATCGGTATAATGACATTTATCGGTATGTCCCACTCAATGGTGATACTGCTGGTCTATGTGCAAGAACGGATCAGACAAATAATGCTTGGTGGTCTCCTGCAGGATTTAATCGCGGTCAGATTGCAAATATTGTTAAGCTTAGATATAATCCAAATAAGGCAGCAAGAGATCTTCTATATTCTACTGCTTCAATCAATCCAGTGGTAACATTCCCAGGTAAGGGAACGGTACTATATGGTGATAAAACAGGCACATTGAAGCCTTCGGCGTTCAATAGAATTAACGTTCGTAGACTATTCATTGTTCTTGAAAAGGCAATTTCTACTGCAGCACAATATTCACTCTTTGAATTCAATGATGCCTTTACTAGAGCTCAATTCACAAATGTCGTGACAAGTTATCTACGACAAATTCAAGCTCTACGTGGTATTACTGCTTTCAAGGTTGTGTGTGATACTACCAATAATACACCTGCAGTAATTGATGCTAATCAGTTTGTTGGTGACATTTATGTTCAGCCTGCAAGATCAATCAACTTCATCCAGTTGAACTTTGTGGCTGTAAATACAGGCGTTGATTTCTCTACAGTCATCGGACAATTCTAATAAATAAGGAACGGAGTAAAAAAGATGCCTTTTAATATTCAAGATTTTGCATCAAATGGTTTGGCGCTAGGTGGCGCCAGACCATCACTCTTTGATGTATTAATTACATTCCCTGCAGGATTTTCAGGTGATACCAGCACACCTGCAAGCAAACTACAATTTACTTGTAATGCCACTCAGTTGCCTGCTTCTTCTCTAGGTGAAATTCAAGTTCCTTATTTTGGTAGAAAGATTAAGTTAGCAGGTGATAGAACATTCCAGGATTGGACTATCACCGTCATGAATGATGAGGATTTCCTAGTTCGTGATAGTATTGAATCCTGGCATACACAGATTAATTCAATTCAGAATAATCTTCTAAGCACAAGTTTTGATGGTAATCTTTATAAGTCTGCTACTGGCACAATTACACAATATGGCAAGGATGGATCAATTCTTAAGTCATATTCAATGGTTAACATGTTCCCAGTAGATGTTTCTCAGGTCGACCTAAGCTGGAATGCTACGGATCAGTTTGAAAGCTTTCAGGTAACATTTGCTTATGATTACTGGATTCCAACAAATAGTGCTTCTGGTGTTGGTGTAGTCATTTAAGATTGAATATATAATGAGTATGGTTTAAAGGTATAATGCATTGCAGTTATTTGGTTTTGAATTTAAAAGAAAAGTACAAGTAGATCCCGCACCGTCATTTGCACCTAAAGAACAAGATGACGGTGCGGTTATTATTGCCGCTTCTGGTGCTTATGGCACATATATTGATCTAGATGGAACGGTCAGAACTGAAGCTGAATTAGTCACAAAATATCGTGAAATGGCTTTGCAGCCTGAGGTTGATGCAGCAGTAGATGAAATAGTAAATGAAACTATGTCTGCTGATGAGGAAAAGATTGTCAGTATTGTTCTTGATAATTTAAAAGTTTCCGACAAAATTAAAAAAGCAATCATAGAGGAATTCGGTGTTGTTTTAAATGTTTTGAATTTTCAATCACATGCTTATGATATATACAGACGTTGGTATGTTGATGGGCGGTTATACTATCACGTAATCATTGATGAAAAACATCCTAGAGATGGCATCAAGGAAGTACGATATGTTGATCCTAGGAAAATCCGAAAGATTCGTGAAATTTCCAAAAAGAAAGTTGTTGGTGGCACTGATTCTTCTGCCATTGTTCCCAAGATTGTAAATGAATATTTCTTATATAATGATCGCGGGTTTAATTACGGAAATAAAATTGTTGGTCCAGCAACAACTGGTCTAAAGATTGCAAAGGATTCCATTGTTCACGTTTCATCAGGTCTTACTGATACTCAAGGAACCATGGTCCTTTCATATCTTCACAAAGCAATTAAAGCAGTCAATCAGCTTCGTACTCTAGAAGATGCTGTGGTAGTCTATAGATTATCCAGAGCACCTGAACGAAGAGTATGGTATATTGATGTTGGTTCTCTTCCTAAAATGAAAGCAGAACAATACGTTCGTGATATTATGGTCAAGCACAAAAATAGATTAATTTATGATGGTGCTACCGGTGAAGTCCGTGATGATCGAAAGTTCATGACGATGATGGAAGATTATTGGCTTCCAAGAAGAGAAGGTGGCAAAGGAACTGAAGTTACAACACTTCCCGGTGGTCAAACATTGGGTGAAATGGATGACGTTTTATATTTCCAAAAGAAACTTTATCAGACATTGAATGTTCCTGTTAATAGACTCAATTCTGATGCACTTTTCTCATTGGGTAGAGCAACAGAAGTAACACGAGATGAATTGAAATTCAATAGATTTGTATCTAGACTTCGTACCAAATTCTCTACACTATTCACATCTCTTTTGGAAAAGCAAATTGTTCTAAAGGGTGTTATGTCACTTGAAGATTGGCAAAATATTTGTGCAGACATCCGTTATGATTATTCAAAGGATAATTACTTTACCGAATTGAAGGATGCAGAGATTCTTGAAAATAGAATTAATCTCATGTCAAACCTCATGCAAAGTCAAATGATCGGTGTTTATTATTCTCATGAATGGGCCAGAAAGAATGTTCTCCATCAAGATGATGAACAAATTGAAGCAATGGATGAACAGATTGAAGAAGAAAATAATGATCCTCGGTGGCAACCACAAGAAGATGATGGAATGAATCCCGGGGAAGAATCAGATGACCAAGGTGCACCAGAACAAGGTGGTGCACCGCCACAGGAAGAAGATGAAAAATCAAAAAATTTTGCCGCGGCATCTGCATTATATCATACTTTAAAACTAAAAAAGAATAGAACTACACAAGAAGAATCGCAATTTAAATCTGCTGCTTTAATTCTTGCAAAAAATGATCCACAATTATTGAAGGATAAATAAACTATGAACGATGAATATACACTTTTTGATTTGATTTCTTTTAGTCATAATCAGAAACCAATTGAATTTGAACATGCTTTCAATTCACTTATTACAGATAAATTAGCAGATGCAGTCTCATATGCAAAAGCAAATGTTGCACAGACTATGTTTGCACATGAAGAAGAATCAGAGGAATAAAAAAATGGTCAAGAAACTCTCGGATGTTTTAAAAGGTAAGCTTGAAGGTGTTAAGAGTAGCACTGTTACTCCAGGATCACTCGGGACTAGACCTGGTGTAGATTATATGCCTAAGGCACCTTCCGAACAAGATTTTGTTGCAGCTCATACTTTTGAAAAGCATGCAGGTAGAGTTGGGAATGATGCAGATGTTTATAACGGCGGAAAAATTAAATATTCAATGGATACACCTCAGATGAAGAATTTTGGGCACAAAAAGGGTGATGATGAAAAGGCTTATAATGAAGTAAAAAGCCCAACAAACACCGGCAAGGAAGTTGGTGAGACCATTATGAAGATCAAGAATATTACGCCTGGCCAGACAGTTAAAGAAGAAACGTCAAAGAAAACACTAAATGAAATTCTAACAAAATCAACACCTGCAGGTGAATGGATTAAGGATTTCATTGATTCTGATAATCCGAAATTTGCTGGCAAATCTAAGGAAAGGCGTAAGCAAATGGCTTTAGCTGCTTACTATGCCAAACAGAGAAATGAAGAAGTAGAACAGATTGACATGGAAGAAGATATAGCTGTCCCACTTTTAGGTGGTGATATTGCAAAAAATAAAACTGATGACACTCAGGATGAAATTGCAATGGTCAAAAGTGAATTAAAGGCTATTGCAAATAAAGCAATGCATATGCTTATGTCTCTTCCTACTGATATGCATATTGAACCATGGGTGCAAGCAAAGATTGCTATGGCTAAGGAAATTCTTTCAGGTGTTCATGACTATATGATTTATGGTCATGGCCAATCCGTAGAAAAAGAAGCAGATTCACAAATGGATATTACATCTTCGGGTTCAGTACCTCAAGATTTTCCAGGTATAACAGTTGATTATGGGAAAATTGTCTAATGTCTACATATCCAGTAAGCACTAATAATTATACAATGAAAACGACTCGTCCAGAGTCGTTCCTCCTTCCTTCAAGAGTACGAGATGTTGTGGGTAGAATGAAAATTTCTATGCCACAGAATATCTATGAAGCAGACTTTGAATATGGTTCACAACCAATGCGGTGGGAAAACTATACGGTCAACACTGCTTCATCAGGAAGTCTTGCAAGTATTGTTCAGCTTCCTGGTATGGGCGGTGTTCGTATGCTTGTTGGTAACAATGCAGGTGATTTAACAGTCCGTCAGTCACGTCCATATCATCGTTATCAGCCTGGCAAAACAATGTATATGGCCACAGCAATTAATTTCGGTGCACCAACTTCAAATAATTACCAACGTGTTGGATTCTTTGATGATTCAAACGGTATATTTTTTGAACAAGGTGCTGTTACAGCCAATAATCCATCAGGCATGTATTGTGTCATTCGTTCGGATGCAGGTTCAGTCAATCTTGCTACAGGTGTGCCAATATCATCACTTCCTGTAGATACAAAGATTTCTTATGAAAATTGGTATGGTGATCCAGTAGGTTCACTTATCGACTGGACAAAGATTCAAATGCTTTGGATGGAATATGCTTGGTATGGTGCCGGTACAATTCGTTGGGGTATTTTGCTCAATGGTGAGCCTTATGTTCTTCATGAAGTTGGTGCAGGCAATGGTAACTACACTGGTAATCCACAGCAATTCCCATGGTCAAGAACAGGTAATCTACCCGTAAGATATGAACAAAGAAATATTGGCGCAACAACAGCTAATAGTGCTTTGGTTCATTTCGGTGTATCAGTCATGGTAGAAAATCGCCAGGATGCACAACGTGGTTTCACATATGGCTATGGTATGTCTGGCGCCGCACCAAGACGAAATGTTCCTGCAGCTAATACACGTTTCCCCGTTACATCTTTCCAGATGCTTTCAATGGGCAGAACAGAAGCTAATAATACAACTACCAATAATTACTTTTCTGTATCGACTCTTGGTACTCAGGCAAATATTGTAGCATCTCCTGCACCAAATACAACATTCATTCAGGTTGCTGGTACACCATGGACGGCAAATCAGTTTGTTGGTCGTGCTATCACATTCTATGGTCTTGGTGCTGGTAATACAAATATTACTGCTCGTATTGCTAACAACACAGCAAACACCGTTTATTTTTACGACCTAATTTCCAATACAGCACCGATTGCAAATACACCCAATACTGCAACAACATATGGTATTGGTCTAATCAATCGCGGTCAGATTCTTCCACAATCTCTAATCATTTCTTCTGATGCTACTTGCTTCGTAGAATTGATTGTATCGACCGCAACAAATCCTGTTGGATTGACAGGTGCTTCATTTGTGCCTATGAATACACTTGGTTCATTTAACTCTCTTTCATCTAGAGATATTTCTGCTACAGCATTGACACCTAATACTGGTGAAGTTATCTATTCATTTACCGGTCCAGCTGGTGGTTCTGGTCTCCAGACATTTGATTTGACTAACGTGTTTGCTCTTTATAATAACATCCGAGGGAATCAGCCAGATATTCTAACTGTTGCTGTTTCTACACCTTCTGGTGTTTCTGCTAACGTGGGTGCTACACTTATTGCACAGGAAGCTATGTCTTAATAAATAGTAAATGTCAACAATAAGAAAGAGAAAAAAATGCGTCTGATTACCGAACTATTCGAGGAAATTGAATATATTTCTGAAGCAAAGGAAAATGGCGAGAAAGTCCATTATATTCATGGACCATTTATGCAAGCAGAGGTAGTTAATCGCAACGGTAGATCATATCCAATTCATGTGATGGAAAAGGCCGTTCAGGCTTATCACGACAGTCATATCAGTCAAGGTCGCGGTTATGGAGAACTTGGACATCCTCAAGGTCCACAAATCAATTTGGATAGAGTTTCACATCTTATTACAGATTTAAAGCGCGATGGTGATTCTCACACTTTTATTGGTAAAGCAAAACTTACCGATACACCCATGGGTAATATTGCAAAAGGTCTTTTAAGTTCTGGTGCTAAGCTTGGTGTATCTTCTCGAGGTATGGGTTCTTTGGAACCAAAAGATGGTGTAATGGTTGTTCAACCAGATTATCAATTAGCTACTGCTGCTGATATTGTTGCTGATCCATCTGCTCCTGGTGCATTTGTGAATGGTGTAATGGAAAATGTTGAATGGATTTATGATCCAGTCCATGGTACATGGAAGGAAGAAAAACTTCACAATATCAAGAAGTCAATTAGAAAAATGACAATGAATGAAGTTGAACAGAACAAACTTGCCATCTTTGAAGGATATATTAATTTGTTGGTGTCAAAGAGATAAAAATTATAAATATCTTAGAAATATATCGAAAGGAGACATTTAAGCATGTCAAAGAAACCCGAACATCTAGATGAAAATTTAGAGCAAATTGAAGAAGATTCAACCGCTGCTCTAGCTTCATTAAAACCAGATTCAATGCCTGTTGGCCCAGACCCAAAGTCAAAGGTCGAACATATGACTGCAGTGCTTGATGCAATGCATGCTATGAAGAAGGATGATCTAACTTCTTGGTTCACAAAGGCAATGGAACTAATTGGAAAGGAAGCTTCACATCTTCCTGCTTCTGCCAATGAAAAGAGCAATGAAGCTTCAGTTCGTATGAAGCCTTCACATGCTACTGGCACTGCTGGTCCATCTGCAAATGATATAATGCCAAAGCTAGCTAATATCACACCTGGTCAGGCAATGCGTGAAGACGTTGAAGAAATGTTTGCTGATCAGGATCTATCAGAAGAATTTAAGGAAAAGGCTTCAACACTATTTGAAGCTGCCGTTAATCTTCGTATTACAACCGAAATGGCTCGTCTTGAAGAAGCATATGATGCACGTCTTCAGGAAGAAGTTGAAGAAATCACAGAATCTCTAGAACGTAAGCTAGATTCCTATCTAGATTATGTTGTTGAGACTTGGATGAAGGAAAATGAGGTTGCTATTGAATCTTCACTTCGTAATGAAGTAACAGAAGAATTCATTGATGGTCTTCGTAATCTATTCACAGAACACTATATTGACATTCCTGAGTCCAAAGTTGATGTAGTTGAATCTCTAGCTTATAAGGTTGAACAGCTAGAAAGCCGTCTTGATGAAGTCATCTCAGAGAATACAGAATTAAAGGGTGACCTAACTTTTGTTCAGAGAAAGGAAATTTTTGAAGAACTAAGTGAAGGTCTAACTATGGTTCAGGCTGAAAAGTTCGGCACACTTGCCGAGAGCATTCAGTTTGATGGTAACCTAGATGTATTCAAGCAGAAACTAGCTTGGATTAAGGACAGCTATTTTGCTGAACAAAAGAGATATGATTCTAATATTCTAAGCGAAAGCTTTGAAAGTGATGATAGTAATGCTTCCGCAACCGTCTCACCAGAAGTATCTAGATATGTTCAGGCAATTTCTAGATCCGTCAAGAAGTAAATTTTAATAAATACATATACTTAATTGCAATTTAGAAAGGAAAGCAAAATGTATCTAAATGAAGAAATTCAGAATAAGTGGGGTCCTGTTCTAGATCATCCCGATCTAGGCGTTATCCGTGATGCACATCGGAGATCAACAACTGCCATTGTTCTAGAGAACACAGAAAAGGCACTTCGTGAAGCCGCTGCACATGGTGGGTTCCAGACTCTAACTGAAACAACCTCTGCTCTACCTGTTAATAATATGGGCGCTTCAAGCTCAACCGCAGGTGCTGGTGGTATCGACACATTTGATCCAGTGTTGATTTCTCTAGTTCGGCGCGCAATGCCAAACCTAATGTCTTATGATGTTTGCGGCACACAGCCAATGACAGGCCCAACAGGTCTAATCTTTGCAATGCGTTCACGTTATGGCAACCAGACATCTAATACATCTGGTGGCGGTGATACAACTGCAAACAACGAAACATTCTACAATGAAGTTAACACAATGTGGTCTGCCACAGGTGCTAACTCTACAAATGGTGGCCAGGGCACAGGTTCTTCTTACCTATCTGGTAACTCTACATTTGGCCAGAACTTCACTGGTACAATTCCTGGTCAGACCAACACTTCTGCTCTAGTCAATACCGCTAACTATAACACAGCACAGGGTATGACAACTGCACAGGGTGAATCTCTAGGTACTGATACAGGTATTGCTTTTGACCAGATGGCTTTCTCCATTGAGAAGGTTACGGTTACAGCTAAGACCCGTGCTCTAAAGGCCGAATATACAATGGAACTAGCTCAGGATCTAAAGGCCATTCATGGTCTAGATGCTGAAACAGAACTATCAAATATTCTAGCTGCTGAAATTCTTGCCGAAATTAATCGTGAAGTTATCCGCACAATTAATATCACTGCTCAGCAAGGCGCCGCTGATAATACAACAACTGCCGGCGTATTCGACCTTGACACCGACTCAAACGGCCGTTGGTCTGTTGAAAAGTTCAAGGGTCTAATGTTCCAGCTAGAACGTGAAGCTAACCACATTGCCCGCGATACTCGTAGAGGCAAGGGTAATCTAGTTATCTGCTCATCTGATGTTGCTTCTGCTCTACAGATGGCCGGTGTTCTAGATTATGCTCCTGCTCTAAACTCCAACAACCTACAGGTTGATGATACAGGCAACACCTTTGCTGGTGTTCTAAATGGTCGTCTAAAGGTTTTCATCGACCCATATGCAATCGGTGGTAACTACCTAACTGTTGGTTATCGTGGTTCTTCTGCTTTTGATGCTGGTCTATTCTACTGCCCATATGTTCCTCTACAGATGGTCCGTGCAGTCGATCAGTCAACCTTCCAGCCTAAGATTGGCTTCAAGACTCGCTATGGTATGGTTGCCAATCCATTTGCTCAGGGTCTAACAGTTGGCCGTGGTGCTCTTACTACCACAACCAACCTTTATTACCGCAGAGTAATTGTTAATAATTTAATGTGAGGACTCGTTTTCTCATATTTATAAACTAAATAAAGTCAGGGGGAAACTCCTGACTTTTTCTTTTGGAGGCAAATATGGAAAAATATGGGTTTGTTTATATTTGGTTCGATCGTAAACATAAAAGATATTATGTTGGATGTCACTGGGGAACTATTGATGATGGGTATATTTGTTCATCTAGATGGATGCGAAATTCATATAATCGTAGAAAAGAAGACTTTAAAAGACGTATTATAAAAACAAATTTAGATAGAGAAGAAATGTATACTGAAGAGCAACGTTATCTTGATATGCAAAAACCCGAAGAAAAAAAATTACGTTATTATAATATACAAACAAAAAATGGTAACCTTTGGCACCAATACCCAGAATCCGTAAAAACTATTGGACAAAAAATATCATTTTCTAAAACAGGTAAAAGTGTTCCAGCACCACCAAGCCGAGGACCAGCGATTTCTGCTGCTAAGAAAGGTAAACCATTAACTGAAGAACATAAGGCAGCCCTTCGTAAAATAAAGAAAAAGCCTCACACAGAAGAGTGGAAGCAACAGAACTCAGAAAAATTCAAGCAGCTCTGGTTAGACCCAGAGTTTAAAGCCAAACAGTCAGAAGCTAGAAAAGCTGCTTGGATTAAAAGACGACAAAAGATAAATAACAATGAACTTGCTCAATGAAGGCAAAGAACATAAGACGGTTTCAAGCCGCAAACTTTAAGGGGGCAATTACTGCCCCTTTTTTATTCTTCGTATAACACTCCAGCAAAACCTGGTTGAAGAGCATTTACAACATTATTTGCCAAAGCAACTTTTATTGAATCTGGTGCATACATTATATATTTCACACTATTAATATTTGGAACAGTAAGATTCCATGATATTGCTGTTGGTGTTTTTGGTATATGAGATGTTACGGTTTCAGTTGCAGGTATTTTTACCCATGCATAATATTCAGTATCTTGGATTATGAATCCCATTATCTTGTTACTTGACCGTAAAAAGTAATATTTCCATATAGAACTTTATAAGAAATATTTGTATTTGATGTAAGTGTAAGATCATATACATACTGAGTCTTTGGTGGATTACCTGGGCCACTTAAATTCACATACACATTTGCAGTACGATTTGCAGGGAGTGTAAGTGTCATCCAACCATTATTTGCAGAACCAGGAATATAAATCTCACCATTTGAAGTTGACAAGGATTCAGTTGCAATCGAATTAGCATAACTAGTTCTGATCTTCATTGCAGCAGTATAATTAGTCATATTTACTGGCTGATTATTATAATCAACAACATTTACATTCAATTTGAACGTGACGCCTTGTTGCATATCCAGATTATATTGATTTTGAAGCATATTCCTGTTCTCTCTGAAACGGTTTACAATTTATTTATAAATATCTATAAAGAACTCATAGGATTTTGCAATGACAGCTATAGATTCAACCCCAGGAAACCCAAATTTTTTATCACCACTAAATTTTGTTTTTTCATTGAAACGTGCACCTCATGTGAATTTTTTTATACAAGAATGTAATATTCCAGGTTTGGCCTTAAGACCTTTAAATGTTCCTACACCACTTGTTCGTATCCCATATGGTGGTGATCATATTATGTATAATGAATTGTCAATCACATTCAAGGTCGATGAAGATCTTCAAAACTATATGGAAATTTTTACCTGGCTCAAATCATTGGGTAAACAAGAATATCAGTATTATGCAAATCTTGAAACACAACCAGTCATGTCTGCTGCAGGTCTAAAGTCTGATATTCTGATGACAATCCTTGATGGAACAAAGAATCCAAATTATCAAATTACATATCGTGATTGTATTCCAATCTCCCTTTCAGATGTAAAGTTCAGATCAGATGCTCAGGATGTAAATTATGTTTCGGCTTCAGCACAATTTAGATACACACTTTTTGATATAGATCCAATCATATAGTTGTTGACAATTAATAATATTTGTGATATAGTGTGAATTATTTGGTTCGAGGTGATTATGAAGTTTGAGGATATTATTGCCGAATGGGATGTGGATTCTAATCTTGATAGAACTGAGATTGATCAAGAAGCTCTTAAGATTCCAAATCTCCATTCCAAGTATTACAAAATTTATGTTGCTGAAAAGAATATGCTTCGTGTTCTAGAAGCACAATTCAAAAGTCTAAAACTTCAAAAGTATGAATTTTACACACAAGGTCATACCAAGGAGACCAGGGAAAAAGGTTGGGAATTACCCGATAAAGGTTTGATACTTAAAGCAGATATACCAATGTATATTGATGCCGATCCTGATATTATTTCAGCATCACTTAAAATTGGAACACAACAAGAAAAAGTTGAAATGCTTGAAAATATTATTAAATCTTTGAACAACAGAGGATATCTATTAAAAACAGCACTTGACTTTATAAAGTGGACACAGGGAGCATCGTAATGGATTTGGTAACTATAAAAGGAAAGGATGAAGTATATGTAAAGGTATCTTGTGATCCTTCTATTGCTATGGAAATTTCCGAAAGATTTACATTCGATGTCCCTGGTGCTAAATTTACACCTCTTTATAGAAATAAAATGTGGGACGGAAAAATAAGACTATTCAATCCAATGACATGTCTCTTGTATAAAGGTCTTACCAAGAATCTGGAAGATTTTTGTTCCAAAAGAAATTATGATATTGAATATGATTATTCAAATGCCGATACAGAATTTTCTCTCATCGAAGCAAAAAACTTTGTTGAATCCATTAAACCTAAACATACACCCAGGGATTACCAATATGATGCTTTTGTCCATGGCGTAAGAAAAAATAGAGCTCTCCTTCTTTCTCCTACTTCTTCTGGCAAATCACTTATCATATATCTTCTTGCTAGATATTATAATTGCAAAACACTCATCATAGTTCCTACAATTTCTCTTGTCCGTCAGATGACTTCTGATTTCATTGACTATGGGCTTCCTTCGGATATAGAGATACATCAGGTTGTCGGTGGTGTAGAAAAGACATCTGATAAACAAATCATCATTTCTACATGGCAATCAATTTTCAAACAACCTAAAGCATATTTTAAAGATTTTGATCTTGTAATAGGTGACGAAGCACATTTATTCAAAGCAAAATCTCTCACTTCTATTATGACAGGTCTTGTCAACTGTAAGTATCGGTTTGGCACTACAGGAACACTTGATGGTTCAAACTGTAATGCTCTTGTTCTTGAAGGTCTCTTTGGACCAGTTCATAGAGTCATTACAACTTCAGAACTTATCGAGAAGAAACATGCTGCAGATTTTACTATTAAATCCATTATTCTTAAATATCCGGATGAAATACGCAAACTTGTTGTAGGGTTTGATTATCAAAAAGAACTTGATTTTATTGTTACAAATGCAAAGAGAAATAAATTCATCAAGAATCTAGTACTTTCCCTTCAAGGCAATACACTTGTTCTTTTTCAATTTGTAGAGAAACATGGAAAACCTTTGTATGATCTAATTAAAAGTGAAGCAGGTGATAGAAAAGTATATTTTATTTCAGGTGATGTTTCGGGTGATGAAAGAGAAGAAATCAGACATACAATCGAAACAGATAAAAATGCTATTATAATTGCTAGTTATGGAACAACTTCAACTGGTGTAAATATTATCAATCTCCATAATGTTATATTTACATCACCTTCAAAGAGTAGAGTAAGGAATCTCCAATCAATCGGGAGAGTACTTCGGAAATCCACAGAGAAAGTCAATGCAACACTTTATGATATTGCAGATGATTTTTCATGGAAATCCAAAAAGAATTACACTTTCCTTCATCTGATCGAGAGAATTAAAATATACGCAGAGGAGAAATTCAACTATAAAACATATAATGTAGAACTAAAGTAACTCTTTATTGTTTTCCTCAGGAACCATTATACCATCAGTGAAGGATTTGTCAATATGAAAAGTAAGTCTACCCCACGGCACTACGTTAACAATCGAGATTTATATGATGCTTTGGTGAAATATAATGAAAAAATAAAAGAATCAAATGATCTTCCGAAAATTCCTGATTACATTGGAATTTGTATATCAAAAATTTGTGAAAGACTTTCTTTAAAACCTAACTTCTCTGGATATACTTTTAGAGATGAAATGGTCGATGATGGGATTGAAAACTGTATTGCTTCAATTAAAAGTTTTGATCCTTCAAAAACAGAGAATCCATTTGCATATTTTACCCAAATTGCATGGAATGCTTTTTTAAGAAGAATTGCAAAAGAGAAGAAACAAACTTATCTTAAGCATAAAAATTTACAACACCTCATGCTTTCTGATGTTCATAACACTTTTCAAATTGATTCAAATGAAGCTTCGGACGAAATTATACGTAGTTTTGAAGAAAAACAGTTGACAAAAGTCAATAAAAATGTTATAGTGACTACTGGTATAGAAAAATTTATGTCTGGAGATTCAGAATGAAAAATTCACATCTTGTCCCACAAGCTGTCATTGATGCAGTAATCGGTATGTCAGATGAAAATAACAATTCTACTATTAAATCAAATTTTGAGGATCGTGTGAAAGCCATCAGGGAATTCTGTGATACTGCTTTAAGAAAGAACTTGGAACAAAAAAAGTCACGTCGGTAATGCGGATCGGATTAATTACGGATACTCATTGGGGTGTCCGTTCAGATAATATAGCATTTCTTGATAACACCAAGAAATTTTTGGATAATATCTTTTTTCCTTATCTAGATAAGCATCAGATTGATACTGTAATACATCTTGGTGATCTTCTGGATCGTAGGAAGTATACAAATTCTCATACTGCATATCGAATGAGAGAAGATTATATTGATCCCATTCGAGCAAGGAAACTTGATTATCATCAAATTTTAGGAAACCATGATTGTTTCTTTAAAAATACTAACAGAGTAAATGCAGTTAGAGAATTCTGTGGTGATTATCAAGTATATGATAGTGCCCAAGAGGTAATTTTTGATGACACAAAAATACTTTTGGTGCCATGGATATGTCAAGAAAATAGGAATGAAACATATGATGCAATCAATAAAACACAAGCTTCAATCTGTCTTGGGCATCTCGAACTTGAAGGTTTTCAAATGTATCGAGATAGTGTTGCTACTCATGGCGATGATCGTAAAATGTTTGACAAGTTTGATCTTACTTGCTCTGGTCATTATCATCACCGTTCCAGTGATGGTTCTATATTTTATCTTGGTTCTCATGCTCAATTTACTTGGTCCGATTATGGAGATTCTAGAGGATTTCATGTATTGGATACGGAAAAAAGGGAGTTGACATTTATAGAGAATCCATATAAAATGTTCGAGAAGGTAGTATATGATGACACAGATACTACTCTTGCTAATCTTTTGGAAATAGATTTTGAACTATATAAAAATACTATTTGCAAAGTTATAGTAAAAAATAAAAATAACCCATATTGGTTTGATATGTTCTGTGAACGCATAGAAAAGACAGGTGTGACTGACATGCAAATTGTCGATGATCATCTTAATATGAGCACCATAGAAGATTCGGAAATTACTACTTCTGCTGAAAATACATGGGATATTTTTAAAAACTATATTAGACAAATCAACACCACTTCTATTTCACCAGAGAAGCTCGAAAAGAAAATGGAAGATCTTTATATCAAGGCATCAAATCTCTAATGTCTATACTATTTCGACGGATTCGATGGAAGAATTTTCTGTCAACCGGAAACCAATTTACAGAATTAGAACTTGACAGAAATGGAACGACACTTATCATTGGTTCAAATGGGTCTGGGAAATCAACATTTCTTGATGCTCTTACATTTGCACTATTTGGCAAACCTTTCCGGAATATTAACAAACCTCAACTTATAAATTCTATTATTAAAAAGGATGCTGTAGTTGAGGTTGAATTTGATTCTGGTGCTGATGCTTATAAGATTATTCGTGGCTTAAAACCGGTAATCTTTGAAGTATATAAAAATGATGTTCTAGTCAATCAATCTTCTGATGTTCGTGACTATCAGGAAATTGTTGAGAAGAATATTCTCAAGATTAACTACAAATCATTCTGTCAGGTAGTGGTTTTAGGTTCGGCTTCATTCATTCCATTTATGCAATTACCTGCTGCACAACGTAGATCCATCATTGAAGATTTACTTGATCTTCAGATATTCACTACCATGAATATTATATTAAAAGAACAAATTCAAGAAAATCTTGAAAATATTTGTGAAGCAGATCAGAAAGTCATTTTGGTCAAAGAAAAAATAAAGATAGTTCAGGAACATCTTCGTGAACAATCTTCTAGTAATGAAAAGAAAATTGAACAACTGGTTGAAAAAAACTCTAATCTTGAAAAAGCCAAACTTCTTGCAAGTGAAGTAATTGAAAAGCATAGAATGGAAATTGAAAAGAATGAGGAACTAATCAAGGACAAAGCATCTCTGGAAAAGAAACTAAAAGCCTTAAATGTATACAAGAATCAAATTGACACAAAACTTGCTATCATTGAAAGTGAAATCAAGTTTCTAGAAAATAATGAAAGTTGTCCAACTTGTAAGCAATCTATCGAGAAACACTTTCGTTGTGATTCCATTGAAGATAAAACTTCAAAACTTTCTGAACTGAAAGAAGGTCTAGAGAAACTATCGGAAACACAAGCTTCGATTGAAACAAGACTTTTGGAAATACAAGAAATTTCAAAGACTATAGATTCTTTGAACAGTTTGATTTCCATGCAAATCCTTGAGATAAAGCATGCTGATATGCAAATATCTCAAAATAAAAAGGATATAGTATCAATTAAGGATAGCATCAAAACAGAATCAAATGATAGAATAGTTGATTATGAAAAGCAATTCATGGAAGCCTCAACAGTCTATAACGAATATCAAGAAGAAAAGAAGGTACTTGCAACAGCAGGAATTCTTCTAAAAGATTCTGGTATTAAAACTACTATCATAAATCAGTATGTTCCTATTATCAATAAGTTGATTACAAAATATCTTTCAATTATGGATTTCCATTGTCAATTTGAAATTAACAATCAATTTGAGGAAACCATCAAATCTCGTCATCGGGATGAATTTAGTTATGCATCTTTCTCGGAAGGTGAGAAACAGAGAATCAATCTTGCTATTCTCTTTACTTGGAGAGCTATAGCAAAGATGAGGAATTCTCTTTCGACAAATCTTCTCATCCTAGATGAAATATTTGATTCCTCGATTGATGCCGCTGGTGTAGATCAACTTATGTCTATCATTCAAAGTCAAGGAACTGACACAAACTTATATGTTATATCACACAAAGAACAAATGCTAGATAGATTCAACACTGTTATCAAATTTTCAAAGAAAAGTAATTTTAGTCATATGGAGGATGCAGCATGAAATTAGTTGATTATAAAGATCCAATTCTTAAAGAAAAAAGTAAAGTATTTGACTTTAACGATCCACCTTTTGATCCGATTGAATATTCACAAAAACTCATAAGATTTGTGTATGATAACAATATCATTTGTGTTGCTGGTATTCAGGTAGGAATTCCCTATAGAGTTTTTGCAATGAGAGGTGCACCTGAAAATTATGTTATGTATAATCCAAGAATTGTGATGCCTTCTGCAGAAACAATAGTTCTTGAGGAAACTTCAGCTACATATCCTGATTTTATTTGCAAAGTTTCCAGACCACAGCATGTAAAGGTAAGATTTGCTACACCAAATGGAGAAATAAGAACTGAAACATTTACAGGTCTAAGTGCAAGAGTATTTCAACATAATATGGATTTTTTAGAAGGAGAAAGATTTTGGAAAACATGCAGCAAGCTCCAATTCGATATGGCCAAGAAAAAAAGTTCCCTGGAGTTTTTGACGTTCAGGTAAGACTTTTCAGATATGATGATCTTGAAGGTCAGAAGTTGGTATCTGAAACTTATATTTTAGAAACTTATTATCCAATTTGGCGTAAAAGAATGGCCAATAAAATGGGAAAAGATTCTAAACTTATTACAGAAGAAAATTGCATTGAAGATTTCTGTGCGCTTCATTATGCGTGGGAAATTAGTTGACAAAAATTCAAATATGGTATATTATACATTATGAATAACTTGATGGAATCATATTATGGAAATTAAAACTAAATACAGTATCGGCAATTCGTTGTGGTTTCCCCGTGTTTTCAACGATATGAATGTAGATAAAATTGAAGTAAATGGTGAGATTTATACAAAATCGACGCTAGTTCTTTGTGCTTCAGCATTTTTAATGGATATTGTTTCAATATCCATTGTAGTTGAAACGGATGGTGAAATTTCCACAGAATATTGTTTTCAAGAATACAACGAATCCTCAAAAGGTTTTCACAGATATTTTATAGATGAGGAACATCTTAAAACTGCTTTTGATTCTGAAGATGGTGCTTTAGAATTTGCACAAAATTGGAAGACCAATCAAAATCGTGAATACTATGGTTTCAATGAGCTTGATTATCTATAATGAATATTTTTATGCTTGATTCAAATCCTGTTCAAGCAGCACGATGGATGGTCGATAAACACGTTGTAAAAATGATCCTGGAATCAGCACAACTTTTATCAACAGCACATCGTCTGCTTGACGGGAAGGAATCCCAAGCATCAATCAATGGTCGGAAACGGAAATTGTGGTCTTTGTTTGATGAACGAGAAACACAAATGTATAAGGCAACACATGTAAATCATCCATGTGCTATTTGGTGTCGTGAATCTGTTGAAAATTATTCATGGCTTGTGGAACATTTCTTTGCTCTGCTTGATGAATATACCTACAGGTATAACAAGAAGCACAAATGTTCTGATATGGGCTTTATTCTTCAATCTCCTCCGTTAAATCTAAAAGAATGGAATATTACCCCAGCACCATCTTGTATGGCCAAGGAATACATAGTTTCAGATAATGTAATAGAAAACTATCGGAACTATTATAAAGTTGGTAAGAAACATATTCATAGTTGGAAAAATCGTGAAACACCAGAATGGATTATGAACAATGAAATTTGATATTGTGAATATAGAAGATAAAGATGATGGATCTGTTATTCTTACAATAGATATGGATCGTGAAACAATGCTTATATTTGCTGAAATTGGAATTATGAAAACTATTATTGATGCTGCTAATGGAGTTGTAAAAAATGAAGGATAATATTTCAGATAGAATGATTGAACTTATGGAACCCATCGACCGACAAATCATGATGTGTGATAATCCCAATGATTTATTGGCTTTGGCAAGTATCATGCTTACTACATCGATGCGTATGTATAGTGCGGTGATTGGTGCTGAATCCATGAAAACCTTAGTTAAAGAATATCTAGATGAACTATAAAGTTTCTTTTGAAGAACTATGTGTATTTTTATTGTTGCTGATGTGTCTGACAACAACACTGTTTGTATCTTCATGCACGACAAATATTACACCAACTTTTAATCAAAAGAATTATGATAGGTTTGTTACTATGGCAGTAACAACTGATGATGCATCAACCATTTGTTCTAAACCTGAAAATGTGGCATCAACCTTAAATGAATTGAAAACAAATATTGCATATGCTAGAATCGACAGTATCGGTCACGGTGATGTTGAAATTAGTGAAATGCTTTTAAATCTTTCGGATGAAGTTAGACGTTTTGAAACTATATCAAAAACTACTATGACAAATACGTATTGCATTGATAAATTTCAAAATATCAATAAGTCATTACTTTTGATTCTGAAAAGTGAAGGGAAGAAAAAATAATGAGTAATTCAACTATTGATATAACACAATCAGTACTTAAAAAGTTACAGCTAAATACTACTGCTATCATTTCAGACAATGCATCAAAAGCACTTCTTTACAAGACTCAATTTGATGAAGGAACTATCACAAAAGAAGAATATTCTGACCTTTTGCAAGATATGATTTCAACAGTAAAGATTGCTGAACTTTCAGATGAACTTGAAATGAAAATTTTACTTCTTCAATGTCTAAACACACTTGAACAAATTATTGCTACAAAGATTTAATAGGAGATTATAATGAGTGACTTTCTTTTGACACAAGATGAAATTGCCGCACTTCAGAGCATTCAGGCACGACTTTATGGTCAGGCATCACATATGGGTTGGCATAATAAGCCACGTGAAATTGGTACTATGCTTGCTCTAATTCATTCTGAAATTTCTGAAGCACTTGAAGGTGCTAGAAAGGATTTATTTGACGATCATCTTACCCATCGAAAGATGCTTGAAGTAGAATTGGCAGATGCTGTCATTCGTATTTTTGATCTTGCTGGTCGTGAAGGGCTAGATCTAGGTTCTGCGATTGCTGAAAAGCATGCTTACAATTCAGTCCGTGCAGATCATCAACTTGCAAATCGTGAAAAGTCTGGTGGCAAGAAGTTCTAAATAAAGAAGTTGACAAACTTGTTCAACCGTGATATATTCACTTATATAAGTTGCGGTGGGTAAAAATGCAAATTAAAGATACTTCAAAAGACTATGATGATTTGGTTGGTTACAAAGCAGAGGAACTGGTCAAATCATCATCACTTTCTCCTTTCCTAAAAGAAGAATCGGAATTCAAACCGGAAATTCTTCCAAAACCTGTTGATCCAGAATTCCCTGAGGATTGGCAAAATCTATACCTAAATTTTACTAATGAAGAAGACTATATCAAGTTTATGAAAAAAATTGATGAAGTTCCCATTCCTTCTTTAAAGAAGTTTGTATATTCAAGAGTAAAAGATAATGGTATTTTAAATTTCCTAGGTGATTAATGATTGAAGAAAAAGCAAAAAACCACGAACACCTTCAGAAAGAATGGAGAAATCCATATATGCAATGGTATGCCGCAGGTATGCCAGCATTTGTTACTAAGGATTTGTCACCATATAAACAACTTATTGTGAAGTTTAAAACGATGGAAGATCGTAATGCTTTTGCCGAACTCGTTGAGCAAAAGATTACAGAAAAAACAAATGTTATATGGATTCCTATGAAGGAACGAGAAAATAATATTGATTCGAAGTGGATTGAAGATGATGTATGATACTCGATATCCAATTTATATTATTTCGAAAGGCCGTTGGGATAGTCGATACACCTCAAAAGCATTAGAACGGATGGGTGTTCCATATTATATTGTTGTTGAACCACAAGAATATGATAACTATGCTGCTGTAATCGAGCCAACAAAGATTCTTACACTTCCCTTTTCAAATCATGGTAAGGGTTCTGGACCTGCAAGAAATTGGTGCTGGGAACATTCTCAAGCTAATGGTTTCAAACGTCATTGGCTTATGGATGACAATATCTATGAATTCTGGCGTTTCCATAATAATAAACGATATCGTATTGAAAAAGGTTCGGCATGCTTTAGAGCAGCAGAGGATTTTGTAGATCGGTTTGAAAACGTAGCTCTTGCAGGACTCCAATACAAATTTTTCTGTGTTGATGATTATCCTTACGCGCCATATATTCTAAATACCAGAATTATGTCATGTTTCTTGATTGACAATTCTTGCCCACACAAATGGCGTGGAAGATACAATGAGGACGTTGATCTTTCGATTAGAGTCTTGAAGGAAGGTCTATG